CCACGGCTGGTGATTGTGGTGCTGCCACGGCTGGTGATAGAGGTGCTGCCACGGCAAGAGGAAAGGCTTCAACCGGATCAAATGGTTTGTCAGTGGCAAGAGGTAACAATGTTCAGGTAAAAGGCGGAATAGGTGCAATTTTGGTCATAGCTGAGGAAGGGGAAGATACGTATGATATTGTCGATTGGAAGGCTGTATTAGTCGATGGTGAAGTTGTCAAGGCTGATACATGGTATAGACTGGAAAACGGTGAGTTAGTGGAAGTTGATTAACAGTTGACTGATAATACAATTAGAATTTAATTGATAATAATTACCATTTACCTGACATCAGGAAAATGGTTCAAAACTGAATAGAAATGAACATTGGAATATTAGCAGTTGACAGCAACTATCCTAATCTTGCATTGATGAAGATAAGCAGCTATCATAAGGTAAGGGGTGACAATGTGGAATGGTATAATCCGCTGTGCCATTATGATAAAGTCTATGCAGCGAAAGTATTTTCCTTTACTCCTGATTACGGTTACTACATCAATGCAGATCAGGTTGAAAAAGGTGGAACCGGATATGATATTTCAAAAATACTTTCGGTAGAAATAGACCGCTTGCAACCAGATTACAGCCTGTATCCTTCTGTTGATAGCAAGACAGCTTACGGCTTTTTGACAAGAGGCTGCCCTAACAAATGCAAATGGTGTGTAGTCCCTACTAAAGAAGGCAAGATTACCCCATACATGGATATTGAAGAGATAGCCGTCAATGGTCGCGAAAACATAATCCTTATGGATAACAATGTACTTGCATCCGACTATGGTTTACAACAAATTGAAAAGATTGTTTCCATGGGCGTACGAGTAGACTTCAATCAGGGCTTAGATGCTCGCTTGGTAACAGACGACATCGCCCAGTTATTGGCAAGAGTAAAGTGGATGAATTGCATACGGTTCGGCTGTGACACTCCAGGACAAATTGCTGAATGTGAACGTGCAACGGCTTTGATTGACAAGTACGGCTATAAAGGGGAATATTTCTTCTATTGCATCTTGATGAACGATTTCAAGGAGGCATTCAATCGAGTTAATCATTGGCGGAAGAGAGGACGTAGGTTCTTACCACACGCCCAGCCATACCGGGATTTAAATAATCCGCATCAAATCATACCACAATGGCAAAAAGACTTGGCCGGATGGGTTGATAAGAAGTGGATATTCAGAAGTTGTGAATTTAAAGACTTTATTCCACGGAAAGGATTTAAGTGTAGTGAATATTTTTTTAATCAATTATAGTAAAACGAGATCGAAATGAATAAAACTCAAAAGAAATTGTTGGCAAGGCTTATGGCTGTTACAAACAGCCTTGGCGGAACGCTTGACGGTACTGCTACCTGTGAGCAAAAATACATTGATAGGCAACGTGCTCACAGGCTCTCATACAAGGTCATATATGGTTTATTTGGCGATAATCCTAACAATCCCTATCGTGAAGATGATATAAATAATGCCTATAAAGCTATTGAGGAAATGGAGAAACTGGTACAAAAGGTATATCCTGACCGGAGTGGCTTTTTGAAAAATGAAGAAAAACAATAATCCTCAAAACGAGATCATAATGAGCAAAAGTATGAAAGTTACTATACCTAATTACGATTCAAGAAATGGATGGATAGACGTAGAACACAAGCTGCTTTACGTTGAATACAGAGAAGATATCCCATTTGCAGCAATCACCGCTTTTTATGTGCCCGAGGCTGATAAACCATATTGGAGAAAGGTGTATTGGGATTTCTTTCCGAACGGTGGAGATACGAATGATATGCGGTATTATGAGAATGGAAGCGGTGGAAGTTTAGAAGAAGGTATTAATGCTTGCAAATTTGCGAAGCCTGTAGAAGTTTGGATATCATCGGAAATTGTCATAAAAGGCGAATTTGTAAATGCGGTATTTCTTCCGAAACCCAAGGGCGATCCATTTAAAGAAGCCCAGGAAACTCCATCTTATATTTATTGTAAGAAATGCAATGAATATTATGATGATTATATGGAACCGGAACCATGTGAGCACATCTGTCTGAGTAATGATGGAGAACTGGTTTATAGGGATAATGGTGAGAAAGTAAATGATTAGCGTAAAATCAAGAAAGAAACTAATTAGAATATGAATGAATTAGAACAAGATAAAAGATATGTTTTTGGAGATATGATTATAGTAGCCAGTATTGACGCAAATTCTAATCCTATCTTAAAAATTAGCACAGATGCCGGAAATGTGATTGTAATGCCATCATCCGATAATAAGATTATTGTAAAATCAACCGTGGATAAATAAAAAATTAGAAGGAGGTAATTATGGGATCATTTATAGCCCAACAGCCAAACGGCTTATATTGTAGGTTTAGTACAATTGTTGATACAGTCACGCACTACAATATGACAAAAGATGATTACATAGAAGTATGCAAAGACCGATTAGGGAAGAAACGTGGAGAAGAAGAGGCTAATGATATTTTAAAAAACGATCTGCACCCTTTTAACGATGTTCTTGAGCGATTTATTCCTAATAATGATTCGGTTGAAGAGTTTAATATCCGCTTAAAAGAAATGGGATATATGGATGAGTTTAAGTTTAATGGATAATCCTCAAAACGAACTTAGATTGAACAATTATGAGACAGGAAAGAAAAATAGGAGAAGTATTTGAATGTGATGGGGCCAAAATTATCGTGAAAAAAGATAGCGATATTATATGCGGATGTGATAAATGCTTCTTTAATTGTAAACCAGAATGCAATGATCATTATTGCATTTGTAATGTGAGACAAGATAACCAAGATGTACACTTTGAAAAGTTCGAGGATTAATAATGGCAGTAAAATTTAGACACAAGGAAACGGGATTGTTCTTTTGCAGGGCAAAGGGATTATCCCCTTCAAGAAGAGATTATGACAAACTTGGAGAAGAAGGTATTTTTAGGAAAAGGCATTTGTCTAAGCGAGGAAGAATCTATGAAACCGCAACTGAAAATCAGAAACGGGATTGGATTGGTAAGGAACATGCAGATGAATTTGAAATAGTACAAGTATGAAGTGTGAAACAATACAATTATCCCCTGGTCTTGTAGCTGCCTATAAGGAACTATTGACCAACCCAAAGAAGAATGGATTTGATTTTCGTCCGATAACCGAATGTTTCAGAGAAATCGAAACGGTAACTCCAAAACATGAATTATTTAATGTGTACATTGAATATCTACAAAAACCATTACCCAAAGTAATATTTTACATTATCATGGATGAACTTTATGGTAACTTGACAGGACGGGCTATGGATGCGGAAGGTAAATCGGGGTATTTAGGGTACAAACTTGAATTTATAAAAGAATGATTATGAATGAAGTTAGAAAGCTATATAACGATGATGGATGCGTTCTTAAAGAGGCGTCTAGCAATGACTATGAATCATGGAGTTCAGCAAGAACACTTGGTCCTATGGAAAGAAGGAAAGAATACAGAAACTTATGTTATAATTTTGAATATAATCGGGGAACTAATATCCCTCACTGTGCAAAGAAAGGTGTATGTGATGAGGATTGCGAATACATGAGGAATTTCAAAGGATAGGATATGAAACAGACATTAGAAGAAACGGCTCATTCTTTCGCTGAAAGTAGAAGCAGTGGAAGTATGTTTCCGGCATATTATATGGGGTTTATCGCTGGCGCAGAGTGGCAGAAAGAACAAGCTATCGAAGTTCTTTCCTCCGTTTTAGAGAATTGGGTACATGGCGGTGATGCAGATTGTATCATTGCCGAGTTTGAAGAAAAATTAAATAAGATACAATGAAACAGACAGTAGAAGAAGCGGCAAGTGCCTATCTTCAGAAAATATTAGAATCAACGGATTTTGAAGTGAATTTTGAAGAGGACAATTATGATGCAGGTTCTCGTGATGCAGTATTCGATGTTACGGAAAGAGCTTTTATTGCCGGAGTAGAGTGGCAGTCAAATCAATCCCCTTGGATAAGTGTGAAGGAACGGTTGCCGGAGGAAGGAAAGCCTGTATTAATAAGACTTAAAGATAGTGTTATTAGGCTTGCATGTTATGATATAGAAGAAGATAGCAATATATACTTCTGGAATGACAATTACGCCTATGAAACATTCCGACCTTGGGATGTTACTCATTGGAGAGAAATCCCGTCTTTCGATGAGATACTCGAAGCCAACAGGGATGTACTGGAACGGATTAAAGAGAAAGGAGATTGAGATATGAAATTAAGACAAGCAAAAAAGATAATGAAGAATATCCGTAGAAATGTACGCATGGAGTATTTATACGGATTAGGACGCTCGATGAAGGCAAATGCTATTTGCGTTAGACACTATGGCAGAGTAAACAAATCAACAAAGCGAATCAATCAATCAAATTAATTAGACAATATGGAAATAAAGAACGGAATAATAATAGACGGAGTGCTGCATGAATTAAAGGAAACGAAACGTAATGATTGTTCAAAATGTTCATTACGCGATTTATGTCAAAATGAATTTGGGAACGCGTGTCTATGTTGGGTTAATTTATATTCGGTATCAGATATAATAAATAATGAATTTAAGTGTCGTGGTAAAGTAACGGATATTAAAACGGAGGAGGAAAAGAAATGAAAGAGGTATTGTCAATCGAGCAAATGAAGCATTTGAAGGAGCTTGGGCTGGATACAAGCGATGCAAGTATGCACTGGCAGTTTTTGCCTACCGCTGATTCTATCATCAACGGAACAGATGAAATAGAGAAAGAACCTTGTCTTTTTGTGAGTCAACCGAACATGGAGCATGAATACCCTGCTTACACTTTGCAGGATATTCTTGATAAGCTGCCTTGCTTCATCGGCAATCAAGTGCTTACCATCCAGAAACTTGCAGATAGCTATACATGCTTGTATATGGAACCTTATACTAGGTCTATGATAAATATTACAGAAAGTAAAGAGCCTATTGATGCAGCCTATGATATGCTGTGTTGGTGCATTGAAAACGGATATGTTAAAATCGGGAAGGAGGAACAATGAAAGCAAGAATAAAAAGAAAAATACAAAAACGACCATTTTTATATAATGTAGGACAAGTTTTTAAGGCTTGTGATTGGCTTACTAGTATTCAACGTGGAAATATAGTTTGGCATCGGTATCATTCATTCGGTACTATTATTAAATCAGAAAATTAAATATGAAAGCAAGAGTAAAATCAACAGGAGAAATTGTAGAGATTAAGGATTTATATGATGATGGTACTGCATTGGTGGGAAACATGTATCTCAAGCTGGCAGAACTTAATTTCTTTAGTGAAAACATTGATTGGGAACAACGTAGGTACGAATTGGCAAAAGACATTATTAAAGTTGTTATAGCAAACGAGAATGGTATTAATTCTGAGGCAGTCGCTAAATATTCGCTTAATTGTGCTGATGCCCTAATTAAAAGACTAAAGGAGGTAGATAATGGATAGTGTACAGACACAAACCTTTTCCATTAGAGGGGATGGAGGTGGTGAGGCATATATTGATTTTTGCAACGGCCAATTATGTGTTTCAGTTGTTATAGAAGATAAACAGGCAGATTTTCACTTTGATCCTGTTACGTTAGGGATGTTTGCCCATGCTTATAAATTACATTGTGAAGAGTGTAAAGAGTGTAAAGGAGAATAACCATGACCGAAGCATTTGTAACATTAGAAACAGCGAAAATGCTGAAAGAGAAAGGATTTATGGAAGATTGTATGGCTTTTTATACAAAAAATGTTTTATTTAAGTGTAATGCCTATATAAACACAAATGTATTAAAACTTCCCGCCCCTACACAATCCATAGCCCAAAAGTGGTTACGTGAAACCAAAAACATTCATATATGCGTATATAACTGTGCTTGTGGCTATGGATACGAAATATCTAAAGCTGATAATGGAACTCATATAACTAGTTCTGTTTATGAAGGAACAAATGACGGAGGGGAATGGGATACTTACGAAGAAGTACTTGAAACCGGATTACAGGAAGCATTAAAACTTATATGATTATGGAAAATATTAATTTAAACGAACTACGGGATCGAGCTTATAAGACCGCTTGCGAGTACGGTTTCCATGATAAGGAGCTGAGTAATGAACATCTTCTTTGTCTTGTCATTTCCGAGCTTATGGAAGCTGTGGAAGCGGACCGAAAAGGGAAACGTGCCGACAGGGAATCTTTCAAGTCTTCTTATGAGGATGAAGAACCGCACGATGATGTCAATTTCAAGTATTGTTTTGAAAAATATATCAAAGATACGATTTCAGACGAACTAAGCGATGCGGTTATCCGCTTGCTTGACCTTGCAGGACTTCGTAATTTCAACCTCAATAGATTTTCGCCTGTTGACGTGGTTTCAAGGGAGAAAACTTTCACGGAAAATATATATGCTATCGTAAAAGAAATAATAGACCGTAAATATTCATTGGAAGAACAAGTTAATTATGTGATTACACAAGTGTTCGCTTTGGCTAATATTCTTGGCGTAGATTTACTCTGGCACATCAATCAGAAGATGAGATACAATGAATTAAGACCTATGTTGAACGGAAAAAGATATTGATTATGCCACTGTTTATTTGTAGCAAATGTGGTTGTGTTGAGAATACAGCCACATCGGATTATTGGCCTGTTGTACATAAAATCTTTCCCATAGAGTATGATGCAAGCATAAAGGAGTTTGAAGGAAAACCGTTGTGCTCGGAGTGTGGGAGATTGATATTTGACAGTAAAGGGGAAAATCCGCGTATGATACCGGGGAAGTGGCATGGGAAATTTCCCAAAAGACAAGCCACTGATTCTGAAAAGAGAATTGTAGATAGAAATGGTAGGTTTTAATAACAATGTTAATGATTGAATTATGAAGCGTGAAATAATATTATTGGGGAAAAGCCTTAAGGATTACCCAGAAACAGGATATTATGAAAAAAGGCTTATTAACACAACATATAGTTATTTTAGAGATCATAATATAGCGGGATTCAAAAGCAGACTGAAAAAAGATTTTGACTACGAAGTAATCAATAATTTTGTCAAGGACGGAAACATATTTTGGACTACAAATGAAATCATTGGTGCTGTCCGTGTTTCCTTGTCTCTTAATCTTCTTACGGATGAAGAATGGAAGAGGGCAATCCCGATTATTGAGCATGGCCTTGAAGCCAACAAAGCTTATGTCCGTATGCTTGACGAGATGTCGGATGTATTTGAGAAGTATTGTGAAGAGTGGAAGGATCTGGATATGCGCTCTACATTCATGAAACGAGTACATCTTGAATGCTGGCAAGGACGTTTTAGCGAACATAGTTCGAATCCGGAGAAAAAACCTAATTATTCATGAGTATCAAGGATAAAGTATAATAGAAAAAAATAACAGATATGAAAACAATTTTATTTATATCTATATGTATTATCGCCCTATTATGGGTTGGCGATCTCACAATTACATTTAAGCCGTTTTCCATCTCGTTGCCCGGTTGGTATAAGCCTATAGGTATCATTCTGTTTTGTCTGTCAGTGGCGGTATATAATGTAGGAGAATATACTAAAGGGTATAAGCATGGTTTCGATGATGCGATAAAGGAATGTATTGAAATACTTAAAAAGAAATGAACTAGAAACGTGAACTACCGCTAATTCTTTAGTTTTGCGGTAGTTCACTACTAAATGATTTGTGGATAATTGACAATCAATCTTCTGTTTTCAGAAAAACATTCTTTAACTCATCTTTCCTTAAAGAGCCGTATTTTATAGCACGGTCAATACGTTTTCGAGCATTTCCGTCTTTAGCCTTTATAGTATTCTTAGAATTATCCTTAGATATAATTAGTTTGACCAACTCATTCAGAGGAATAGGGGATGTCGTATCTCTATCCCAAATAGAAGTGAAAAAATCTTTTGCAGGTTTTCCCATAAGTAATTTCTTTTCCGTTTCATCACCAACTTTTTCAAAATGAAGGTAAGGCTCCGAAATAATATTGAAGTAGGGCAGGAGCGACTTCTCATCCGGTTCACTCACCATGCGAGTTTTTAATAGTTTTAGATAACGTCCTCCATTCCTTGTACGTCCTATGGCAAATACTCCGTCTGCAAAGTTAGACAATATCTTACTTCCTGCCATATTGGTTTTAGACAAGGGCTTCCATTCCTCAATCTTAGGCGTATGCGCTATCACCATGATACTGATTTTTAGCTCACGCTTCAATCTTGTGAGACCGTCCATAATAACTCCGGCATACTCTGCTTCCGCTGTCTGGGTGGATAGATATGAAAGATTGTCTAGTATCATAACTTTAGCTTTCGTGTCAAGCAATTTATCCTTTATCCCTTCAATTACGTTCATGCTGAAATCATCGCTGTCCACTTCTTCCGATATGGTGCAACGGATAAGCGATTTCGGGAAATCAGCGTTCCCGTACCGTCTTGCAAGCTGTCTGTCAGAAAGCTCAAAGTCAAAGTACAAGACCTTTTGAGGACTTACCTCCACCTCCGTACATTCGCTTTCCCCTTTGGCTATCTCGTAGGCTATCTGCGTGGCAAGAATAGACTTACCTATTCCGCTATCGGCAAATAGGAATACAAGCTCGTTCTCCCACCAAAAATCACCCCACAACCTATGGATAGGCGGCTTCTTCTTCCCATCCTCAATGACAGACTGCATATCGGAAGAACTAAATAATGGTATTTGTTCAACCATATCTCCATCATCGGGAATATCGCTACCTCTTTGCTCAAACCGTTCTATGTCGGCTTGTATCTGTTCTTCTTCGGTCATAAATCAATCTTTCACCCACTCCGACTTAGTTATACAATTCATAAACTCACTTATAATCATGATTAATATGTGGTTCAGAGTTTTCCACATACTTCCCATGCACCACCCCACTTCCTTTAACCGTGAAACTACACTCCTTGCCATAACGGATAACATAACAGTGCCCCTCGCACAAGATACGTACTTTCGATTTTCCGCTTAGGTAAATCTCACACACAATTCCTTTGCTGACAACAATATCACACTCGCAATCAACAAACAATGTAAGCGTGGAACGTATATCAACATCACTCTTATGGGAAACATACATTTCGGATGTGTATCCGTCCTTATTTCGCTGCCATTTACCATTTATGTAATCGGAAAAGTTCTTTGCGATATAAGATGATGACAGTCCCCATCCGTTAGATATACTGTCCGCAATCATGTCCATACCTTTTGCGTCAGTGGCAATCTCCATCAATGCCTCCTTGCTTGTGGCCGCATCCCATTTGTCTTTATATGACGTACACAATCCGAGCATGATGGCATTACGTTTAAAAGCAAGCAAATCATTCATTGTTCAAATGTTTATTTCTTTTCTCTTCTGTATTAAAATCGTCTGCACGGCCAATAACCTTTTGTGATAAAATAGTTAATCCACTTTTATCTTTTCGAAATACAGTTTCTATAGCCATATCATTTTTATGTCCGAAATCAACAGATATGATTATGTCTCCACACTTTTCAATGAAAACATCTTTGTCTTTCATACAATAGGGAATTTTTCAAGTTCTACCTCGATAAGTTCATTAATCCTCTTCACGTCACTATCAGAACAAGGAATATCCTTATACATTCTGACAGACCGTATAATATTACGTGCATGAATACGAGAATGCTTTTCTAGCACACTGTACGATACCCCAAATCGGTCATGCGCAGTCACAAACACAGCCGGTCTCGCCATTCTCTTTACGAACGGTATATTTGTCTTCCCTTCGTATAAAGACAATGGAGATATAGGCGAATATTTGTCCTTACAGAATACTTTATTTACGCAATCGCACACGATACGTTCAACTTTTTTTACAACGTCCGATTTTAAGAAATCCTCTTTTTCTGACATACTTTCCTATTATTTTCTTTTGGTCTTCATTAAGTATTTCACCCATAACATACATACTGCCAATAGTAGCCTTTCTGAAATCCACTTCCTTTTTCCCACATTTACCCAAATTACAATCTACACCTTTTGAAACATTCGGTATTATCACATGGGTATTTATGCATCCTTTTACGGGTATCGCCTTAAAGCTAAGAAACATATTACCGTTTCTCACCTTAATACACCCTGTTTCTACATCGGGAATAAAAAGCCCCTTTGTCACTTCTCCGGTCTGCTTGTCCTTGAATGACACCCATTTCACACCGGGATGCCGTTCCATCTTTATGTAGATGTGATATACATTGTCCGGGTTATACCTGTCCTTTCTCGGTTTCAGTTCCATCGTCAAACATCTCTTTCGCTTCTTCTGCCATGATAGCCTTCTGTTCAAATTCCGCATTAGCTTTCAAGTCTTCTTCGGGCGGCGTAGTGTTCATAGCTTTATTTAAATCTTTCATCTGACCTTCCATCCACTTCATGTAGTTTTCAGCCTCTTTCTGCGCTTCATTTATGTCAGTAAACACGGTCATAGGCTTCACAAGGTTGGTTTCTGTAAGCACTTTCATACCGTCCAAGAACTCCTTGTTGGTGGAAGTAGTTTCCCCGAACATTTCATTCTCCTTGCCTTTGATGGATTTCTTGAAGTCCACCATATACTTCAACCATGCATAGAGGGATGTTTCATGCGCCACACCGTCCAATCCTACTGCGTATGGAGTAGTGAACACCCGGAATCCTGTGTAGTTCTTAAAACAGGCATATCCTTTCGTGATTACAATCTCAAACGAGCCGAAGTTTTCTCTCTCCAACACATCACTTTTTTTGATGATGAACTCAAATCCTTGTTGTTTCTTGTTCTTTTCCATAATTACAATATTTCTTCGTTTACAACTTCCGTAATCACCGTTTCCCTCAACTCCTTAATGATTATCGGTGCGTTTGGCTTATCCGAATGTCTCATAGTAGAGCTGACAGCCTTCAAACATTCCTCTTTTGTGCTGAACTTCGTATGAGTATCATACCACATATACGATGTAAATTGAGGTTCAGACCATTCATACAGGTATTTATTACCGCATTTGGCGATAAAATAGGTTCTTGTTGTATTTTTCATGTTTATTCCTCCACCCTTTCACTCATTTCCTTGACATACTTATCAAACTCGGCTTTCAGACGATTCATTTCATTTTTAGCTTTAACGACTTCCTCTTTGGTGTAATCTTGCTGATTTTCAATTACTACAATACATTGAAGCACCAAGTCTCCATCTCGTTTTTCAAGAATCTCAGAGAACGGTCTGACAAAACAAGAGTTTCTCAATTCTAACCTTGCTTCCTTTCTCGCACACTCGGCACAATATTCGATATAATCTTCATCGCTCATATTGTAATGAGTGATATTATCAACCACACTACTCCAACGGCAAAGTAACCCGTTAGGTTGTCTTGCTATAAATGCGCCCATACCTATTCCTCCGTCTTAGCATTTCTACCTCTCTTCGGTCTGAAAGCCGTCTTGGCATCCTCAACCTCGATAATACACTCTCCCTCATCTTGAATGGTAGCAATGGTTTCGTTCTCTTTTAATTTTTCCTCAATCACAGGATTAACCGTTTCCTCCGCTTCCTCCACAACAGACTTCCCGAATCTAGGTTTCTCTTGGTTCATGTTCAGCTTCTGCATATCCATAGCGTACTGCAACTGGTACGCCTTGAACTTTTCATCGTCCGAGTCAATGATTTCATCCGCATAGCCAGCATAGTGCATGGCGATAGTTCGTCTGTTTGCTTTCATAGCCATTCCCAACGCTTCTTCATCTACGTACATATACGGATGGATGGAAATAAGCCCATCAATAGGAGAAAGCCGTCCGAATGTCTTCTTGTACTGGATAAGTCCGTCTGCCCTCTGCTCCACAATGGCGTAGGCATTCATGAGGTTCTTCTTTTTGATAAGAGCGATAGCCAATATCCAAGTAAGCCCCAGTTCGGGATTGAACTTCTTTGGCAAGTCTTTCAGCTTGGCGAAAGACAATGCTTCTGATAAAGTTTCTTCTTCTAAAAACATATCATACAAATTATATAATTAAACCAATTAAAATGGGAATACCTAATATTACAGACGTGGAGATAATAACAATCCATCCCCAAAGCCATAAATCCGAATATTCACAATCTTTAAAATTGAATTTATTTCTAATATATGCAAGCATAAGCAATAATATTCCTATTACGGTGAAAAACACCCAGCAAAAAACAAATGGGTATATTGAATTAAACCCTCTAATTGGCAATAATATAGGTATATAATGATTCATTGTTATTCTTCCTTATCCGTTTTCAAATATCCGTTCTCTGCGCACCAACAGAGCATATTATATGCGGCTTCGAGCAATGAATCAGACTTAAATTCTTTGTAGTAGTCAAACTCGTCTGACATCGAGTAGCATATATACCATTCTTCGCTATCATGGGACATTGTAAGCCAATAAGTATCTGTGCTTGTCTTCATTTCTTTAGGCAGCACCTCTATGATGTCCTGCAAGGTGAAAGCTGGCATCATTTCAACTCCACGTCTCTTATCTTCAGTAAGGATTGAAGCAATAGCTATGCTCCATTCATCGGATGACAAGAAAAGACAACTTGGATGGGTTGGCATATAGAATCCTTTTTTTGCTTTTAGCCAGCACATACTCGCCTTACTCGTATCAACACCCAACTTTTTCAAATGCAACATCCGCTCGATAGAAAGTGTCTGATTCTTCATAATTTAATTTTATTCGTTAGGAAATTGTTCGTCATATCCGAAGGAATGTCCGTAAACGTTCTTGAACGTAAACGTCACTTCCTTGTATTTCTGCCCGTAAAGGGTGTCGCTTTTAGGCTCTGTGGCTCCTGAAAGGTACATCAGAACCTTTCTCTTCCTCGCTGTATCACGGTAGGCAATCTTGGAACCAGTAATGAAAGCCATAAAGTCACGGTAAGACTTATCATCCTTGGTATCATCCTCCAAGAATATCAATGTCAGTTTTATAGTTGTCTGCTTGTATGCCGGTGTGCTGGAAACATACACCTCCGCCTTACTTGTTTCGGCAAAATCCTCTGCATACATATTTGTAGGCTCTCCATACGAATTAAGACCTGTACATTCTTTATACCGCAATCCGGGGAAACCCGTTTCCAAGTCTTTCCAAACGGCACCAAGCTCACCGTAACGCATCATATAAAACTTATAGTCACTCATATTATAATATAATAATACACGCAAATATAATTAATTAAATTCATATATTAAAGCTTTACTTTAATATTTATCACTATGATATATTTAAATCCGTTTCAATATTAAGTTTTTAATCTTAAAAGTAAAAGCATATTTGAAATATTGATATCTGTACTTTGTATTGCATAGTACTGCATCATTGCATATTAGACATACCCTATATAAATAAAGGAAAAATGTCTAATCCAAAATACATAGAAAGAAAGTAACATAAAGAAAGAGTGAGCACAGCGAACACCTCACTCCCTTTGATTATTTAAATAAACAAAGGGGAATAAAAGCAATCTGCATAGGAAAGCATCAACGCAAAACATGAATATTGATGTAATTATGAACAATATTATTTTACATAATAAATTATGTTGCATGTATGAAATATTGCAACACTGCAAGACGTGAAAATTCAAAAAAAAATTAAAAAAAATCGGGAGAGGGCGGATGTTTACGGCTGCACTGGCATAGAGGGGACGGGGGTATCTTGCAACGCATTGCAGCGCTCGTTTGATTCGTTGTATACGGCTTTAATAAGGGCAATATAGGGCAAAGATAAGTGTAGGCGATACATTGTGAAGATGAAAGCAAAAGGGCTTAATATTGCACTGATTAGGCTTTTAATTGTATGTTATTTAACATGTAATATTTTTATGTTTGTTTACAAACTTAGTAGGCAAATATTTGGTATAATGGTAACTTTTTTGCACCTTTGTATTGTGAAAAGGAAATGATATCACATAGTACTAACACAAGATATCCGATTACTTTTCACAAGGATAAACGTAAAGCGAAGCATATACGTTGACATCCAAAAGCGTGTTATTATTAAGTGTTGGAATAAAAAGAGAGCTTTAACACGGCAATGTTAAAGCTCTCAAAGGATCAAAATACTAAAGTACTTTTATTCCTATCACACGGAGCAAAGGTACTTCTCTGTTTTGATTCTTGCAAATATTCTTCCATTAATCACGCTGTAAGTTTGAATTATTAACAATTAAACATTATAGCATTATGAAAACATTTTTAACGGTATTGTTATTTATTGCAAGTTGGTTAATTCCTACTTTTCTGCTTCCTTCTTTCTATTCTTTGGCTTATGGGTTATTATACGGTGTTTCCTGGATCGTGTTTGTTATTGTGATGGCAGCAAGAGAGCGTGAAAGAGAGGAACGTAGATTTAAAGAAGAATGCAGGAGGGGACGAATAGCGTACGAACGCGAACGTAGACGTAGGCAAGCCTATAATAGGAATAATATCGTACGCGTAAGAATAATGTAAGAATAATATAAGGAGAAAAAGATATGAAAGCAATGGATTTCTACACCGCAAACGGTTGGGCTGGTTCAAACTACGACAGCAAGTTATCAACTAAAGAAATAGCCGCAAATGTTCGGGCTTATGCTAAGAAGAATTTCCCGGAGTTTAAATTTTCGGTTCGTTCTGAATGGAGCATGTACGCTGATTCAATGTATATCGAATTAAAATCCGGCCCTTGTGTTCCTTTCGTTGAAGGATCAATAAGCGCGGAACGTGGTTATATGTCCACGATGTCCAGTGTAAAGGCATGGAAAGACGAGTTAACACCAAAAGTGTTTGCAGCTCTAAATGCTGTATCAAATTACGCTAGTTCTTTCCGTTATAATGATTCGGACGGCATGCAAGACTATTTTGATACTAATTTTTACATCCATATAGAAGTAAGCGACGAATATAAGGTTATAGAGCCGAAAGCGAAGAAAAGCAGCATTAAGCCTGAAAAGGTTGAGGAAGCCAAAGAAATGGAAGCCGTGACGGTTGAAGGTCTGGAAGTCGTGGACTATTCAGAAAAGGCGATTGCAGTTTTTGGTGATACGAAGGCTATCAAAGAGCAATTAAAGGAACTGGGTGGACGCTTTAACCCGTCTTTAAATTACAACGGTGAAAAGCGTGCCGGATGGATATTCAGTAAGAAGAAAGCGGACGAAGTGCGCAACCTGATGGCTTCCGAAAAGGTGGAAGCCGTGGAAGAACTTCCGGCACTTCCTGAAGAAATATACATCCCGGAATTAGAGGAAGAAACGAAACAACCGGAGAAGTTAGGTAATATCCATTTAACCGAAATGGGCAACTTTAACGGCGTGCGCTATTATAACATTGAAGGCGCTGGAATCATAACCAGTGCGAAAGTACGCGAGGACATGCAGCCGGGCGATATTTTCAACGTGTACACAGATAAGGAGCGAAAATATAGTGTAACTTATGACGGTGTAAGCCTGGAAAGCAGTTTAAAAAACGATCTGCCCGGTATAATTGAGTTTAATTGCAAAATAGAATCGGGCACGCTTAGCGCTTCATCACATTATACCCCGCTTACTGAGGGAGTGGAATTTTATGAGAAGAAAGTAAAAGGAAAGCGTTACACCGTCAAGGATAAGCCGTTAACACTTGGATATTACGGAATATTAGATAATTTGGACAACTGTATAATAGAATGCTATCCGACTAAGGAAGAAGCCGAAAAAGAGGCGGAAATACTTAACGGGTTTACGGATGGTAACGGACGGTTAAAGACGGTCATTTAATTAGCTGAATATGGTTTTGTTGGTTTTGTTATTCGGTGCTGTGATATTCATTTCCGGCACCGACAGGGATAAGCTACGCGAATTTTTAAACAAAAATGATGAATAAAAATGATGAATCAGATAAGTTTTAAGGATATGACATCAAAAGAAGCATTAAAGCAATTGCAAGTATATTGTGCGGCAAATGGTTTCGCCCTCTATCCATCAAGTTTGCCGAAACAAACATACTCCATAATATTGGCGGATGGTGACGGCGGCGAAATAACGACACGTTACCCGAATAAGCGTATAAGCGGTTATTTCACCCCGAAAGAGTTATTAATATGGATCGAAGGATACCACGCAGCATTGCAAATAAAATAAAGTGATTATGAGAGTTTATTTTGCAGAAGTAAAAACAAGATATCAAGCGATTAAAGAATGTCCGTTTACGCCTTCAAATGTCGCCAAAGTGTGTGGAGGCTTCATGTGTTTTGAGTCTACGAATGACTACAATACATGGAAAAACCAAAAGTAACCTATCGGCTTAACCGTGGTTCTTTGATGAATATATGGGAACTAGTTTTATAAACTTAAAAACATTAAATCATGAAGAGAGAAGAATTAGACAACATTTTGCGCAACTTGTTAGTTGCGGGTAACATTGTAACCGTATCATTTGAACAAATGAAGAATATTCGCAAGGAGTTAAACCGATTTGTGAAGCCTGTACAGATAGAGATTATTAAGAGTGATTTTGAAACGGTTTCATTTAGAGAGTTAAGATAATGAAATATATTGCCACATGTTAGCATAGACGTACGTTGGGGCTTTTTGCCAACATATCATCTTATGACACCCCGGCAGTAATACGGCTGCCGGGATTGTGGAAAAAGGATATTAAAAACGAATAATTAAATAAAGGAGGAGCGATTATGTTTTTTATATGCGTTATTGTATGGCTTATAGTGGGTTGCATGAAGGAAATGACAGGAAATAACGGTTTTTAATCCGAATTATCCGCCAAAGGTTCAACGCCTTGCAAGTGGTGCAAGTTCCATGGGCGGAACTATTACTAACTAAAACATTTGAATTATGAAAGAAAAACAAACTAAAATCAACCAAAACACTGAATCTAACGAAATGGAAATTTGGAAAGATATTGCAGGATTTGAAGAATATTATCAAGTTAGCAATTTAGGTAGGGTGAGGAGCAAGGATAGAATAATAACTACTAGTGTAAATTCGTATCTGAAAAAGGGCAGGGTGCTTAAATTACACTATGACAATAAACACCCTTATTTATCTTTTGCATTACATGTAGAAAACACTAACAAAACGTGTATGGTTCATAGGATTGTTGCAGAAACATTTATACCGAATCCAAAAGGATCGCCTTGTGTAAACCATAAGGATGAAAACAAACGAAATAACAATGTTTCAAATCTTGAATGGTGTGATTATTCGTATAATGCAACATATAATGGAGCAAGGTACAGAAATGTAATTAATAGGACAAAAAACGGTTCTAAAAATTCAGAAAGACCAGTATTGATGTTTAACCTCAACGGGGATTTTATAAAAGAATTTCGTTCAACGTATGATGCAGCAAGAGAAATAGGAGTTTCAAGAGTTAGGATAGTTGCTGTATGTACAGGTTATAGAGGTTCTAAACAAACAAAAGGATTCAAACTTAAATACAAAGATGATTATGAAAAAGTATTGTGAATATATAAGAGTATCGACAAAGCGGCAGGGAAATTCCGGTTTAGGATTAGCCGCACAGCAAGAAATAAACCGTGATTACGTGAAGTCTGTAAACGGTGAAATAGTAGAAACTTTCCAAGACATTGAAAGCGGTACGCACAGAGACAGACCCGGACTTTGGCAAGCAATAGAATATTGCAAGACGAACAAAACAACGCTTTTAGTAGCGAAACTCGACAGATTAGCAAGAGATGTCGAATTTACCTTTAAAATAATCAATACAGGAATAGATATTTACTTTGTTGATATGCCAGCAGTAAACACAATCATTCTCGGTGTGTTTGCGGCAGTTGCGCAATATGAAAGGGAATTAATATCTAAGCGAACAACAGATGCACTGAATCAAAGACAAAAACAGATAAAAGAGGAAGGCGGCTTTTACTCCAAGTCCGGCAACTGGTGCACATCATTGGGCGGCAGCACATCCGGGCAGGCGAAAGGCGGTAAGGTGAACGGGGAGAAGCGGAGGAAAGAAGCGATGAACGATGAAAAAAACAACATGATAGCCGCAATGTTGGAGGGGTGCAATACTCCGCAAGACATTGACAAGGTAGTAGAACGGTTGAACGCAAGGGGTATTTTGACAAAGACCGGGCTGCCCTTTACCCGGAATCGTCTAACTGCCCTACGGACTAAGATTAATAGGCGTGCTGAATATGCGCAAAATATGCTTTAAAACATACCTCATAAAACGAATTAAAGAGAGATAAACAATAATTTTGCAGACAATTAAAATAAAGCTTATGAAAACGAACGAATTTATACATAGAATAGAGAACGGAGAAGCAAAGGTTCTAACAGTTGAAGAAGCCAAGAAACTGAAAGGGAAGAAAATATATTGGTTCTATTTCGGATATTCAGGAAACGAAAACGAAGTGCAAGAAATGAAGGTCGGTGATATAGTATCAGAACTTGAATATTATTCAAGCCAACCTTGTGAAGGATATGAATCACGTGCTGACTATTGGAAGTCGTATATGTCAGAGAAACAACTTGAAACAGTAGACAAAACATTGATGCTGTTGGATTCTGACGGGAAGGACAAATTTATTAAAGCACATTTAAACATGAACTTCTTCGATGAGCCGACATTCACTTGTTCAGACGCTGATAGAGAGGTTTATTATTTGGTTATAGAGTGAATTACCGCTAAACTAAAGATTTAGGGGCTTTCAAATGCGAACTCTTATAAAACTAGGGGAAATATCCTTAGTCTTTCTTTAATCTTTTTGGGGGTAGAAAAAACGGGAATTACAGGCACAACGATATCACCCTTGCCAACACGACAAAGGGTATCAGTCTATAAATGAACCTCTCTATACGTTCCATCGCATCACAGCAAGTAAACGGCAGAAATACCAGTGAGGCACATCATCAGCCTGCTCAAGCAATATGTTCAACTTATCTTCTTCCATATTCTGTTAACATAAAAAAAGCGGTAAAACCCGTTGGGAATTACCGCTTAATGCTAAATAGTTACTTTATTTTGCGTTTTTGAATATTTAATTTTATCTTTGCGCCATGAAGATAGCCCTTGATACATTGAAAGGCTACGTTGACCGTAGCTCACTAGTGTAGATGTATGGGGGGTATCTTTTTTTGCACCTTTAGATTGCAGAACAAAACTACAATTCGAAAAAATTATTTATCAATCTTTTTCATTTCCTTTGCTGTCATTTTAAGAGCTTTTTTAATTATAGGCAATTCTTTTTCTTGTGGCAACTGTTCAGGTTTGCGCCCGGTATTTTGTTCTACTATATTTCGGACTTGTCTTCCAACAGTATAGTGTGTTTGTTCTAAATTAGCTTGTCCAGATATTTGTTTACTCTTTATAAGCTCTTCGGTTTGGGTAACACGGAATAGATTGGCAGCAAGTTCGGTACGGCTCATTCTGTCAAATAGCTTTCCTTTTTTAACGCCACGTTTCTTTTCAAGCTTCCACGATTCCATATTATACATACCCAGATAACCTGCATTTTGAAACTTTGCATAATCAGTAACATTTGCGGCTTTTGCCGTTGAAGCGAGAGATTTGTTTCCATCTGCAAGTTCTTCACGTATTAGCACGCGGTCTATTTCCTGATTGTTTTCAATGTATAATTCAAATTTTCGTGTTTGCTGTGCGAAATAAGCTTGCGCCAATGCTACTTCTGGCTTCTTTGGATCGCCATTCATAGCAGCAAGATAACACGCAAAACGTGTAAGTTTGAAGTCTTGGAACTCAACACCATTATTATTGCGTTTCACAGCTATTATATTTTCATAATGAGGAATGTTGAGCGAAACAAAAGCCTTTGTTGCGCGGTCAAGAACTTTACAAAATGCTTTCATATCATTATATCCAAGCATAACCATTACTTCTGAGGCCCACCAATAAACGATGCCGTTTTGGTTTTTAAAGTCTTCAAAAGAAAGAATCGCATTGTTGTTTTCTTGTTCCATTTCCATCTATAATTTAAAATTCGGCTCAAAGATAGAATAAAGTATTTGTTATTCCAATATATATCTTAATTATAGATATATAATTTTATCGAGTGTATTTATAAGGATTCGCATTTGAAAACTCCTAAATCTTCAGTTTAGGGGATGAAAAATGCGGGGTAGCGCAGCTACCCTTGGTTCTCTATATACTTCTTGATTATAGTCAAATTCCAATCTTCTAAAGACTTAATCTATATCTATCACATCATGCAACGCCATAACTTTATATGCTGCAATTCTCCCAGCCACAGTTTGCACAACGACATCAACAAGGAAAGCCTTCTTTGTAGGGTTAGAATCGGAATGCAGTATTTGTTCTTTCAATTCATCCGTTTCAAACACAACAGCAAGTTTGTTTTTGGATATAGCATCAATAACAGCCTTATTCCCTTTATCTGTACCCATATCGCCCCTCATCTGATATATGGTCATTAGCTGCCTTGCATAGATATGTTCTTCGCTATCTGATTTCATTCTCGCTATTTCATTATGCATTTGATTCTGTAGTCCATTAGCGTAAATAGAGTTAATGATACATCCGACGTACACATTACCGCCCGACACCCTGTCTATTACAGACATCTCCATTCTACCGTTATTGTCTCCAGCCGTTATACCTACCATATCATGCAAATCTTTGCATTCTTTAGCTGACAAATCAGGCTTTTCCCCTTTTGATTCAAAAAAATATTCAGTAATAGACTTTATATTCTTGGCAAATTCGAAAATGAGATTTATATTTTCAGCAAACGGCAACAAACCTGCCGCTATCTGCTCACATAAAAATACGTCAATACAGCCTTCTTGTATTTTCTCTACATATAATTTTGCACCAGCCGTTTCTTTACAGTCTCCATTTTTTTGCGCAAACGTCGAGAACAAACTGCCGACAGCGTTCAATGCTGATGTAAATTCATTGATTTCTATTGGCCTTGAATGTTCCACATGTATTTTCAGTACTGTATCCTTTGCCTCCATATCGTCTATTATGTATTTAATGACAAAAATAGCGGTTTTAAATATATAATCCTAATTTATGACGATATTATAAATCATATATCCATATAAATAAGCGGTAATTCCAACAAGTCAAAGAACGCTTCTGTTCGATTATTATTTTTCCAGTCCCTTTCTGCAATGTTCGCATAAAAATTTCTTCGCTACCGGAAACATCTTCTGCCCCACATATCCGCTAAGATACTGCGCTTCCTCACCATAGGGATCAATCCCGAAAGCCTTGGAGATATGCCGGCACAAATGACCTTTTTCGTGGTCCCACGAATTTTGAAACTCTTCGGGAGTGGAGGTTAGTGAGATAACCATTACTGTTTCTCTTCTCCTGTAGTCCGAATAGGTTAGACCGGTATTCATTCTGCCTTCAGTCAGATTGCGATACGCACGCTTGAGGGAATCCCCCCTGCATCCTATACGGTACAGGTCCATAATGATCCGATCCGCCCAATAGGTGTGTACCGCATAATACACTTTGACGTGCCAGTCCCCATATTTTGGTATGTAGAACTCCTGAACAATCATATCACATCCGACCAGATTACAGGAATCCCTTTACCTATACAGGTGGCAAAGAACTCGTCAAACGCCCTGCAAGGATCGCCATCAATATCATCAAGGTAGCACTTTATATGCTTGCACAAATGTGCCTCGTCAACCAATGATTTTTTATAGAAATCCGCTTTCAGCATGTTTGCGACATAAGCAACGTCATAACCCTTGTCGTGCTCGATGGTAATTCCGTTCGCTTTCAGCATATCGTCCACTTCGTCTTTGCTCCACGGCTCCAACTTTTTTTCTTTACCCGTGGTTTCGTCTTTCACTTTCATTTTTGAGACGGCCCATTCATAAAGTTTCTTGCTGAAATGAAAGCCGTATGCTTCCAGATATTCCCTCATGCCAGATGGGAATCTGCTGTATGTATCCAATCTCTGTTCCATAACCTTTGTTTAAAAAGAGGGGCATTCCACCCCTCCACCATTAATAAAACTCACCGTTGGCGCGTCTGCGTCTGCGTTCTCCCATGTCATCCATACGGGGATATTCAGGGAAATAGCCGGGATACCTGCGTTCTCCCATACCTGATCCTGAATAATTTCTTCCGCCATCACGGAAGCCCATGTCTCCATGAATCTCTCTCATGGCCTTTTCGTAACCGTGGCGGCAGCCTTCCTTGTAGGCTTCTTCCACCTCGTCACCTCTCATACCGAAGCCGCGTCCGTAATCGTCACGCCCTTCTTCTAATATTTCCCACATTCCCATAATCATTTCTTTGTTTTGGATGTTTCAACCACTCCGAGCTGTTCCATAAGCCGTTTGTTCAATTCCATAAGGTCAGACATGTTCTTGCTCATTTCCGCCATTTGCCCTTTCAGAGAGGATATTTCCTGCTCCTGACGTTGTTTCTCGGCAAATTCAGGGTTCAAGAGCGTAAGCATCTTGTCACACCCTGCAATGACGGAATTGTGAAAATCCATGCTGTTGATGATGTCTATGCTTTTCTGTTTCATAGAAGCGACCTCGTTATTCATCGCATCACGTGAGCATGACACTACGATATTGCCGTTCTGTCCGAAGTCGGCTATATCCATGCCGGCAGGAAGATTTTGGAAAGTCGTGTTCTGCCCGTTGATACAGACAACAACATCCACAACCATTTCCATTTGGGGCAACTGTCCCATAGGGGATGCCATAGGATATTTCGGCTTGGGAGCGGAAACGCTGACTACCGGGCCGTATTCGATAAACGGGTTAGCATCCTTATGAAGTATATATAACTGGTTATTGGTACGAAGTGATTGAAACATATTGGTTTGATTTTAAAGGAGTGTGGCTATTCCCATTTGGGAAACCACCACAAAACTCCATGTTAATTATTACTTGCTCCGTAAAGAAGCGGTCTCTGCTGTAGAAGCCGGCGCCGTTGTCGGTCTGTATCCTCCATTAACAAGATACAATTCATTGGTATACTTGTTGTAGTGAATCTCATAGATACCGGTTCCAGCAAGGTTGGCAACCGTAATAGGCTCGTTGTTGTAAGCTAACAACGGTCTTGTATCCCCATTGGTCCCTATCAATATAGGCAGCGTGGCAGTCGTGCCGGCAGGGATCGCCTGACGAAGATTGACATAGAACCCTCCGACATAATCCCTGTTGCGGAACGCATGGTTAGGAAGCTCCAAAGTCACATTCTCAGTACCGACTGTTACAGCCACCGTAGGAAGAGTGTTGTAATTCACTCTGCCAAGGGAGGGAAACGGGAACGGAAATCCTGTAAAAAAGTTAGGCCACATATCTACCTCCTTTCTCACCGGATTAACCCCAGTAGTTATTGCAACCGCATCCGTAACCACCACGGCCATATACAGCATCACCTGCATAAGCACCGTATGCTGCGGCACGATATGTATCCACGTTCACACCTACAATATTAGGGTATTGTACCGGGACAGTGTTAGGTAATTTACATTTTATACCATCAACATCGCTCTGCAATGCCTGCAATCCGGCTGCTAAAGGAGCGATCTGTTGTCCTACCGCACTCAGGATAGTGGCGTTCTGGTTACGCTGAGAGATTTCGGCTGTCAAAGTAGCCTTTTCCGCAGTAAGAGATGCGATCTTGTCCTGCAATGCCTGATTCTGAATAGCGTCAAGTTTGGCAAGGATGGCATTCGTGTTGGCTGTCGCACCATCACGCAATGACAATGTGTTCTGGTTAGCAGTGTTGACTAATGTGTTAGTCTGGTTGCACATCGCAAGCTGGTTCTCGTATCCCTGTGTGGTTACAAGCTGTTTCATATCGCAGCAACAGCTACAGATCTGAGATGTCAGAGCGTTGTTACCTTGCATGATCGCAGTGAGGATACTGTTGGTGTTCTGGCCCATTTGGTTGCCGAGACCGCAGATAGCCTGTGATACAGAGTTAATACCGGCAAGGATTTGGTCTGATGATGTGTTCACAGCTTGTGCTAATGCTGCAATGTCGACACCGTTTCGGTTAAGTGTCTGCATGATCATTTCTCTTCCTTCGTTCGCTCCTTGGTTGTTGTTGCCACCAAATCCGAAGTTCCCGTTACCGAAGATGGCTGCAATCACAATCAATGCGATGATGTCCTGAAAGCCACCATTGTTACCGAAGAAACCACCGTTGCCGTTGCCTCCCATGAGTCCCATCAGATAACCGGTGTCAATTCCTCTGTTCTGCAGGGAGGGGAGAATGGATGCAAGCAGCCCGTTGCCTGAACCCGCTCCACCAGAAGGTTCTCCAAAAATATATGTTCGATCCATATTAAAAAAATATTATGTTCCGACCAATATTAGTCGTACTGCAAAAATATAAACATGGAACGTGTAATAGAAAAGTACTTTTCACGAATAAAAGAAGAAATCTTCTTATTATGAAGAAGTTTCACTCTGCGTAGAATAAGCATATTTCCAAATATAATTACCCGCAGTTCTTTGTTTTCCTTTGCAGTTTCGCTGTATAGTAGTTGAAGATATATTAAAAGTTTTTGCAGCTTCTGATATGCTTGAAAATTCTCTTATTAAATTCAAATTCAAATCATACTGCCTAACTGGCTTTGACAGCCTTTCAATATATTTACCTTTAAATCTTTGAATTTTATCTAATGTAGCACGTTTATGATTTATAAGAGTTAATCCATTATTATGATTCTGTTTACTTGTACACCAACGTAAGTTTTCGACTCTATTATCACTTTTTATTGTATTTATATGATCTACTTGTAAATAGCCATTAGGATTTTCAAGAAAAGATAAAGCTACAAGGCGATGAATTTTAAAATTTTTCATTTTTAAGTCTTTATGCAAGCTGACTACTAAATACCCATCACTAAGTGGGCTTGGAGTTAATATACATTCTTTCACTTTGCGATAATATATTTTACCTTTTTTGTTGTTAGCAACTATTCTTTCTAAAGATTTAATTCTACCTTGATTACTAACTTGGTATATTCCTTCATACTCTTTAATATCTTTCCAAATTTCTTTCATACAATATCATTTTGAATATTACAAATATAGTATTTAATCATGACATGTCAAAACAATAATGTAATTTATTATATTATCAATTATGCAAATATTTGGCATTAATTATGAATCTAATATATAACTTTTATGTCAATTTTTTGAGTATGATTTATAATATAAGAAATGCTTCTTGTACTTAATCCAATACGCTTTTGTATTTGAGTATAAAGATATTCTTTTGAAACATAACGTCCAGCTTCTCCAAGTTTATTAAGTTCTTCTTGATAAATATCGTGTACTAAATTATCACGTAATATGGAGGAAGTTCTTCGAGTGTTTCCTACTTTATGCATAAGTATTTGTATTTTGTATCCGGTCAAAATCGACCGTGCACAAAAGTATATAGATCATAACTCATGGAAAATCAGTTGTTTCCCAACAAATTCTTTATATCGTCCCAATATATTCTCATCATTTTCCCACTCTCCATCCTCTCATGGAAATTGGATATCATGTAGTTGACAGCACGTTTAGTCTTATGGATATGAGCGGCTATTTGTGAAGGGTACATACCGCTTTCGAAAAGAAAAAATACAAGAAGATACCGGGCATCCACTGTCTCCATATTCTTATCAGACGATAATATTTGGTCTACAGACACTTCTGTTTCTTTTGAAACAATATTAATTATTTTGGCAAAGATTTCTGACTTGCACATGTTTTTTCTAATTTTTTATTCTTATCTTTGCCATGCCACATAAAACAAGATATATCGATGAACAAAGCATAAGACATTTTGTTGAAGATATTTAGCCTCCAACGTGCAGTGTCTTATGCTTTTATCATGTTTTTATGTGGCAATATTAATATGAGCGTTGGGGGCTTTTTTTTGATTCTAAGCCCCTGAAAGAATTACTTTTGTTAAATGAGTTTTTCTATTATGCGCCACGCTTCTACCTGTGGCATTCTGGTTACTATTTCATCTTGCACCTCCTTTCTGTTGATTACCATATTCTATAACTTATTCCTGCGACAACCGCAGGAGAAAAACCATCCTTACCAAATCCATAACCGGCAGTTATCCCCAGTCCCCATCTTCTAGGTTTTATCTTAACCGTGTGATAGATGTCATTCGTTACTGTCAGTGTTTTGGAGCAAACATAGATACTATCTAGGTTAGGTCTGTAACCACTCACATAAGCGATGTAATCACTATCTCTGTATATCTTCTGCTCAACAGGAAGAATAGTGTCTCCTACATGGATTGTATCACCATCATGCCAGCACAGTACAGGGGAAGGAAGATAATACTTTACCGTATCTCTCTTTACAATAATACTTGTGCTGAATACCGTATCTACTCTTGCCTCTATAACTGCTTCGGGGGATGGCTTTACAAACCATCCTAAACCGAAAGCGAGTACAATTATTAATATATAAGGAAGCCATTTCATATTATTGTATTTAAATAAGTACCAATAGCAATGCTATCGCTACTGCAATCCATATATAGATCCTTTGTCTCATAACTTAAATTCTTTACATAAAAAAATGGCAACCCCTAAGAAATGATGGGATTGCCATTGAGAAAGTTCAAGCTCTTGGAAGCGTTGGAACTTATAAGTTTATTGCTAATAATTCTTCACCTAAATCATGCAAAGCGTTTTCCAATTTCAAAGCTTGTTCCGGTCTTGGAGTTCTATTACCAGAAGCATAATGCCATAGCTGTTTTTGATTTATTCCCGTAATTCTCTCCAATCCGGATTTTGTAAAAACATGGGAATAAAAATCCAGAACTGATTTCACATCCATTTTGAATGTTAAAGAGTAATCACCTTCCAATTCTTCCGGAATTTCGCCACCAAATTCCTTGCATTCATCTTTTAGCGCGTCGATAGCACTAATAATGTTTCTTTTAATCTCTTTTACACTTTGTCCTGTCACCACAACACCATCAACGCCTTCTATATAAGCAGAATAGTTATTTTCTGTGCGTTCGATGATTACAGTTAAAGTTTTCATATCTCTTATTTTTTAAGGGTTATTTTATCATTCCCAATCCAATAAAAGGATGCAGGGTTAAATTACCCTGCCCCTTAATGGACGTTCAATAATTCTTCAAGTCCTCATCCGTTATTCCGGCTTGCCGAAATATTGATTTCAATGTTCCGATAGCAAGATCATCATTGGGATTCCCAGGAACGGGGATAGGACGAGCCTCACCCTCTTTTCTATAAATCCAATGGTCCCCTCTTGTCCGAACATGTATCCATCCATTCGCTTCCAAGATAGTCATTACAACTTTTACTTTTAAAACTTTCATTTCTAAAAAAATTAGTTTCACTGAAACAACTATTGTTAGTTGCATGGATTAACGCCACAAAGATAACTATTATTCTACTATTACACAAGTAAAATGATAACTTTTTTTCTACTACAATCCCATCATGTCAAAGAACGCCTTATTGTTTTATGTTATTCCTCAAATTTTATATCATTTATACGGTTCATCCAACCACGTTTGAACTTGTTGTTTGCTGGGCGTTTCCGGCATATATCCTCGATGAAATCAAACCGTGCAATCTTGATCTGGTCAAACAATTCACGGGGATTACGGGAATTTACTGCGGCGAGTGTCTTAGGCCCGACAATGCCATCAGGAATCACACCAACCAAATCCTGCGGTACTTTAATACCATGTACCCCAGAAGCCCATACAAAATCGCATACTATCTCTGCTATACTTTGGCTTCTTATTTCATCCGCATTCCATCTATCCCAATACAACATCTTCAAGATACTTTTCCAATCGTTATATGACAAATCCATCAACCTTCCGGTCGTAGGTTTTGGATAACCTTTTCTACGACAATATTCCTCATAGGTAGCCATTGTCACACCTACCATAGTTTGTCCTCCTAAATCATCGGGATCATCAGCCCATCCTGTTTTTCTTGCTCTTTGAAAAAGAGACTCATTGGTTTCATTGCTTTTCTTACTTATACCAGCTTCCCATTTTATAAGAAATGGTATGAAATGTTCAATATTAGCCATTTTTCTTTTCCTCCTTATCTTTAAATTATAAAATTACTATTATTTTTGTCGCAAAAAATATGGACTTATCAGAACTTATTAGAAGCTATACTCCTGAACAGAAAAATGTGTTCAGTGCTTTTCTCATCCAACTACCATTAATATTTACTATAATGTATTTATACATACCTGCTTTTAAATCCTTAGAGCTTTATTTGCAAGTAATTTTTGCCATATCTGCGTCTACATTATCTATTTATTATTCTTTTTGTTTGTTATGTTTATGCTCCGTTTGTTCCCGATACAGGTTTAATATGGAAATACCTATACTTATTATGCCAACATTGACAGCTGCATTTCTTTTACTGCGTTCGCCAGAAAGCTATTTAAACGGGCATGAATATGTATTAAGAATAGCGCTTAAATGCACGTCATATTTCTATGGATTCATCGGAATTACAGGATTCTTTTACCGAAAATGCGTAGATTATGGCATAAAGTGCAAAAGGCGCAATAAAAATAAAATCAATTAAACTCATTTCTTATCCTCCTTTTTATTTTCTGTTATTATTTCATTTATATCCTCTTTTTCTACATCAAGCACCTTCTTACCAAACAGACCTAACGCCTTAAGCATATTAAAGCTGTATCCTTTGGGCTTCAATATATTTGATATGATAGAGCAAAATTCAATGAAGCAAACTAACAAACAGGAGTATATGTCTATATCCCATTTGCTGCCGGATGCAATGTTTATCATGACAACCATACAAACAAAGGCGAAGTAGGTTACAAGTTTACCCATTGTGCGGCGTATTGCACTAGAGAAACGAACCTTTTCGCCCATTAAAAGGCTTTTCCTTATTCCAAAAGCCAAATCACATATCACTACTGCAAATGATACAATAATCCAAGGTATCATGTGCTCCAATGATTCTGCTATAAAACCGCTTACTATTACGGAGAAGCCACCCGGTATGGCTTGGGTCGTTATACTATCTCTTACCATCAGAATGATTATTTAAATGTATTAAATTAATTAGTCACTTATGAATACTCTTAGTCCTGCTCCCCTTGAATTTGAATTTGGTGCGAATACACGGTCTATTCTATCTGAAATAATCTCCAAATATCCCGTCTGCGCTTTCAATTCAATTAGCATGGGGTTTGTTTCAGCTTGTGATTCTAAACTATATCGAGCTTCTAACAGATTTCTGATAGCTGTTATATCAGTAGTTTGCTGGTTTACAAAGAATCTGATAGAGTTTAGTAATGCCTCAAGTGCCTCGGCAGTAGTCTCTGTTATACCTTGTATGCTTTGGGTGAGAGCGGACAGATTTGCTTTACCTCCGGGTTCCCATCCTATTTGGTTAAAAATTTCTTCTGCCGCCTCGTTATATTCACCAAACACTTCCTTCATCTTGTCAGACCAGTCTTTGATGGCTTCGGTATTAATATCATTCGGCTTTAAAAAATCCGTATATGCCTTTTGAAGTCTTTTATATTCCTCACTATTTTCTATCTCATCAGCAGCGGCATTTGCCTTTTTTGCGACACTTTTCACAACCGAATTATTGGCTGTGTTTCTTAGCTTGGTTATTTGGGCTTGAAGTTCAAAATACCTTTCTTGATCCTCTTGCTCCATATCTGTTCTTGTTGCAATTAGACTGTCAAATTCTTCAAACATAGGTTTTAAGAACTTGTCAGATAATCTTAGAAGTATCTGTTGTTTTACATAGTTTTCCATAAAATCATCAAAACTTTCTTGAAGTCCAGACAAGCCATCCCCTGTTTCTTGAAACGCTTCCAACCATGCCGATGCAAAATTCTCAGCCAATGTTTTGAAATTTTCATCGGAACCTACACCGCCAAGCTCCGCTATCATGTCATTAGCACTGTCAGCCAAAGTATCCCTGAGATCTTCAATCTGTTCCTGCCATTCGTTTATTTTATCCCAGTCAGTATCTTTCTTGTCTCTTTCGGCGGCTATCATGGCATTGAGAGATACTATCTGTTTGTTTATGTTCTCATCAAGTTCATTTCCATATTCTTGTAGCTTTGTTATATCCCATACATTGTCTATACTCTCTTTTAGCTTGTCGTATTCACGTTCCAGCTTCTTTATCTTTCTTTCATGTTCTTCTATTTCTTTTTGTAAATCTTTGTCATGGTTGCCGAATATAGATGAAAGAATGGTGGCTACAGCTTGTAATGCAATTAGTACCCATCCAATTGGTCCTAATGCAGCATTCATGGCAACACCCATCTCTTTTGCCGCTTCTGTACAAAGTCCTAATTGCAATTGAAACATTACTGCCTGTATAACTAAATCCCCAATAGTTCCGACCATGTTTAACAACCTCATACTTGTACTATCGGTGTCTTCTCCCATTGTTTCAAGGATAGACACTATGCTTCCCATTGCCTGTCGTCCCGCATTTCTTACAGAATCCCAGGCGGATTTCATGTATTCAAGGCTGCTTCTTGCATCTTTGAAGTATTTTAAATTCTTATTCGCATTTTCATTCTCCTTATTGTTGTCATTTATCGTGTCTTGTTTTGCTTTAACCATGCTTTCCAATACGGAAATAGATTGGTTATAAAGATCTTTGTTTTTTTCAATAAATGATGATTCAACAGAATCTTTTTCAATAGATTCTTTTTTTAGTGCTATAATCGTATTAAGGTCAGATATTTGCTGTTGTAAATTTGTATTTTCAATGTCATTCTCAGCAATTCTTTGTAGAAGCCCTTCTTCTGTTATACCTTGTGACTTTAGTTCTTTAATTTTTTCATACGATTTTAAGAACGATTCCAGAGGACTTCTCTTAAAAAGTTGTTCATCCATTTTGTTGTAGAAGTTCATCACTTCTTTTAGCTGGGATGGATCAAGATCCTTCATCTGCTCTTTTAACGTTTCAAGTTTGGCTTTCATATTCTCAATGGCTTTTGTTGAAACGTTTTCCAAGTTGTCGAACATATTCATATAGGTATCTGTACCCTTAAATGCCTTCCATGTATTTTCAGACGATTTCTTGTCATATTGTGCTTTCAAATTTTTGCTGTATTGTTCTTGCATTTCTTTTGTAAGCACATCCTTAAACGTCTTTGTTTGTTCATCATAGACTTTTGTATAAATTTTGCTTCTTTCTTTATAATACCACATATCTAACTGCAACTGGTCTGAAAGCTGTGTTTTATAAGCTTTAGTCAGTTCGATAACAAGGTCTTGACTGTTCTTTATACGCTGCTGGTTCAGCTTGTTCAAGTCTGCTAAATATTGCTTGTTGGCATCGGTATCAGCAATAAGGTATTCGCCTTTCGGGAATTTTTTCTGATATTCTGCTTCAATTCCTTTCTGCACATCGTCCAAGGTCTTGGCAAGTCCGGGGAACAAAGCCTGCACTTCGGCTTCGGACAGTCCTGCATCTTTCAGCTTCTGGTGTAAGTCTAAGCTGTTGAACATGGATTCAATGTTATCTTTAGTTTTGTCTAGCTGCTTTTTAAAATCATCTGCATCCTTTTCGTCAAACAAGACATTAGCATCTTTTTGTGCTCCTATCTTCTTCCTAAAGTCAGTAATAATCTTTGCAAGTTCCTGCAAAGCCTTTGCCGTATTTTCCTTATTAGGCAAGAATGCTTCCCCTATGATATTTTTAGGCATCTGAACATCTTTCAATTGGGATGCGTAGCGTTCCATGACTGTCTTAGCTGCCTTATCGCTGCCCATTACCTTATTCAGCTTCTCGTATTCCTTGTTAAGTTCTTTGATAAGAGAAATGCGTTCTGCTAATATGTCACGTTCATGTTTGGGGTTTGATTGAGGATCTTCTTGATTTATTCCTGGTCTAAGAGGAACTTTTATATCTCCCAAGTTATATATATCGTATGCAAGTTGCTTCTTTATATCAGACCATTGTTTGGAAAAATCTCCTTTATCTATTAAAATCTTAAATTGTCCTCTTGTCTTATTACCTTTTATTACCTCATCATTTACGGAATCAAAGATTTCACGTATTTCTTTAGTTGCTTCTTCTTTATCTTTCTCCAAATCTTTCTTTGTTCCAAGAAATGAGCTGGCGATAGAACTTTTCTTACCTGCAAAAAGAACACCATTCTGTAACTTCTCCAAGTAGTCTGCAAGTCTTTTGTAGTAGTCAATTAAATTCTCTCCTTCTTTCTTTCCTTTTACTAGTTCTTGTATGTATTCTTTTGCTCCTTTGCCTAAGGAGGTTGATTCTTCTGAAATCCTTAATAATTCAGCTTGTATTTTGTTACCCTTCGCTATAAAGTCATAGAAAGCGTTTTCGTATTCGTCTAAATCTGTTTCAATATCATCATTACCTATCAGCCATCCTTTCTTTCTGTTTTCTGCATAGTTGGCTTCAATCTTCCTAATATCTTCCAAGAATTCTGTATATTGTTTTTTATACTCTTCAAACTGTTCTTTTGCTTCTTTTTCTGATATATTAGGCTTTATCTCTATTTCAAATCCTTCATTATTCATCTCTTTTACAAGGGATGATAACGCTTTTCTTGTATCATTTTTAGCTATTTCGTCTATTTCTCCTATTCTTAACTGAGCTGTATAATATTTATTGCTACTTTCTCGTAACATTTTGTTGTATTGAGAATGCACATTCCACAACTCATTAACAAGTTGTAAAGCTGCTCCAAGTGCTATTAACGGAAATGATGTTTTGAACGCTAATCCCAAAGAACGTAATGCGGTTTCTGCTTTTGTAAAAGCAAAGGAAAGCAAGCTAACTCCATTTGCTGCGGCTTTTATCTTAGGGAGTAAAACCATTGAACCAACTACAATGCCAAACGCTTTTGCCACTTCGACAACTGTTTCCCAATTATCAATCAATACCTTAATAGAATCAATAGAACCTTTCAGTGTATCTTCGTTAGCCTTACCGATAGAGTTAAGCATCACATCAATACTGTCTTTCAAGTTGGAAATTTTACCCTGCAAAGTTTCGGCTTGAATTTCCTGCATATTGTAGAACAATCCTCCGCTGTCAGTTAACCGTTTGAAGATGTTTTCAATATCTTCAAAGGTTACTTTTCGTTTTGAAATCATATCCACAATTTGGGCAGTGGTATATGCTTCGCCTTTAACTTCTTCAAAGTAGCGTTGCAATTCTCCATACAAATTGATACCTGCTTCCGTAAACTGACGAACTTCCGTACCACGCAAATACGCTGCCGCTTTGACCTGCCCATAAGCAAGAATAAGTCTGCCCATATCAACACCTAAACCAGCGGATACATCGGCAAGTCGTTTTGTCGTGTCATATAACTTATCCGATTCAATACGGTATGCTGCAAGCTGTTTTGTGAATGTAACCAGTTCCTTAATTTGGAATGGCGATTTTACAGCAAGTTGGACGGTCTTGTTGAATATCTGGTCTGCTTGCGCTTTATTCTGTAAAATGGCTTCCAAGGAACGCTGCTGTAATTCAAATTCTCCACGTACATTTGCCAACTTACTGATATACCCTTCAATCTGTGATACGGAGAACACCAAGGCAAGCTGACGGCTTAATTGCCCAGCCGTATCCATTAGGTTCCGGTGGCGTGTGGCCAGTTGCTGCGATTGTACTCCTGCTTGCTGCAAGGCTTGGTTGTGCTTGGCGATGGCTTGGTTTATCTGTTCAAGTGTCTGCCTGTAGTTGGCATCTGTAGTGTTTAAAGACAAACGAGCCTGCTTCAAGTAGTTTATGGCTGTTACTTGGTCACGCAAATATTTGGCGTTTCTTGAATAGTCCAATGCACCTTGCGGCGTAGTACGTTGAGCTATTTCTTGCTGTCTCGCTAATTGTTCTGCTGCTTTTGCCGCACGCCTATCGGCTGCTTCTTTTCGTTGTGCGGTTTTCTCTGCCGATTGTACTCTCTGTTCGTCAGTTTGGCGTTGGTAGTCAAGCTCCATTTTCATGTAACGCATGGCATTAACGGCCGTCTGTTGCTGTTGTTTTGAAATAGTCTGTGTATTCTCAACAAACTTTTTCAAGTCAGAAATACTTTCTTTCAGTCCGGCTATATTCCATCCGCTAAACGAACCTTGCCCTATTTTTTTATCACCTATCCGATTCAGTAAATCTGCTGCACGTGAAAGGCTTTCGTTCATGGATGTGGTTTTCTTTTCGGTATCTCCAGCTCCTTTACTTACTCCCTCAAACGGATTCCCTTTAGACCCAATCGAACTTATCTTGCTGGCTAACGAAGCGATTGCGCTCTCCAATTTGGAAGTATCTACTACCACACTGCCAAACCCGTTTTTCAACGCATCCGCAGCCGTATGTGCATGTTTCTCTATCTTCTCCAGCTTCTCATCGAAACTGTCCAACTTCTTTAATACATCGGGTGTTATGTTGAGGAATGCTCCTGCTTCATTATCTGGCATATCGTTATCCTTTTTTATTAATTATGGGCATACCCAAATCATTCAAATTCTTCAAATCGTCAACCGAATTTATCTTGTTGACCTTCTTCTTTTTCTTATCCTTATTTCCGTATTCTACATGGGAAAAATCAAACGAGCTTAACCGGACTTGCCCGACCGTCATTTCCCATAAATATTCTTCACGAGAGCACCAAGTGTTGGAGCGCAGAAAATCAATCATCTGCCCCCATTCGGTACGGGATATTATCAGCTTTGTTCCGTTTTCTTCATCTTCCTCGCCAGTGTCATCTCCCTCACGGTCTGAATCACATTGATACTCTCGAAAAAAAAATCCGTGCTTATGAGGTTAAGGATTTCACCGAGCAATAAAGCCCAATCCTTTATGTCGTATTCCCCCCACATTAGAAGGTCATAGACTTTGTGGTAGTCATCTGAAAGTTCTTTTTTCTCATAATCAGAGAATATCCTGTCCTTGTCATTGAGAAGTGCAAGCGTTATTACATGTGCCACTGCTGGTAGATTTACTGCAAACTCCTTGATAACATCTCCCATGCTCAGTTTCTCTCCTTTGACGATCCGGCACGCTTGTTCGGCTATAAGCCATTGAACACCGGGCTTTAATCCTTTGATACACCACTCCGTACCGTGGAGTTTCATAATACTTGGGCTGTCGTTCATTATCCTTGCCAAACGCTCCATTGATTCATTGGATACAGGAGTATGAGCTGTTACAGCGTCTTTCTTTGGTTGTGTATCTTTTTTCTTTGCTCTATATACTGCCATGATTATAAGCATGAAGGGCGGCGGCATATCCAGCCTACCGCCCTGTAAAACAATCTTCTTATCTATTATGGGTTATCCTGCCGATGGTAGGGTATAAGCGGAATCCACATAAAACGGAGTTCTGATAGTCTTTGCTCCATCGGCGACATTTGCATCATACGCTGTTCCTGCAAGACTGATACGTCCAATATTGGAGTTTAATGATTCAAGCATTAGCTTGGAATTAAGTTGTAATTTTGGAACCACAAATGCTGTCATCGTTTCCCCTTCCTCAAACACTACGTCAATCTTTGCATACAATTTCTTGTATTGAGCAGGAGCAAAGTATTTGGTAGAGACAGTAGTTCCAGCCGTAAATCCCATGAGAGCGATTAGCAGATCTTTTTGTGTATCTGCGACCTCAGCTGTAAATTGGTATTTGCCGAGTTTCACGATGGAAAGAATAGGACTGTCGGAAGTTTCACACTCGATGTCGTTTACATCATTATCGTCTTGAGCGATTGAAGTGGTATCTTCAACTACATCTTCAAGAATGTAAGAGTCACCCTTTGGCACGTCGTTTTCTTCAGTACCAGTGAACAGAGTTGCCACGATATAAGAAGGTTTGATAACTTTTTTGGCTGTTGCGCCTGTGTTCTTTACTGTCATAATTTTAAAGTGTTATCTTGTTAATAATCTGTTTATCTTATTGTTATCCCGATATTGTACACATTGCAATAGAAGTTTCCGGAATTTTTACTTTCTTTCCCTATCAGTTCACAGCTTGTTATGACGAAATGCTTGTCGTTGGATTGGTCAATTGCCGAGAATAGTGTTTTTTCCATGTCGAACAGTTTTTTTACTGGCTTTGATCCCAAACTGTCCGTGGACTTCGCATAGAGGAATATGTTGGCGGAACATTTCGCCTCTCCTCCGTAATCATTCACGCTAAGAACATCTACAACGATCATGTCCGTGCTGTCACTACTTATTGTCAGCGGTGTTTCATCAAAAGAGATTATTGATGAAATCTTTGCTTTTGTAAGTAACATGGATAGAAAATTCTCTATCATGCTGCCAGTTTTATATAAATCATTCATATATTGTCTTGTTTACCGTGACTGATAATGCCGAACTTCGCGTTCTTGAATTTCCGTGATAATGCCTTAACTTCATTACGCGCCACTGCTATCACTTCATATTTCTTCTTCACGTTACCTTCTGCATTTTGTAGTATTTCTCCGTAAGGCATGGCGGCTACAACTACCAAATCAATTCCCGGATGTGGCTTATATTTGGATTCCAAGTATTCAACCACTGCTTCATAACCGGTAATTTCCTCACCATACCATTTTTTCTTTATTCCGGGAGAACTGGCAGTATATCCCTTTCTGGCAAGCTTTCCGTCAACATATACTCCCCAACCGTAACTATCTCTCAAATTGAGGCTTCGGTAGGTATAGGAAACTTTAGACAGTTCCTTGGCCACTATCTTCTGTCCCTCGTTTGCGAGTAAATCAACAATACGGGTGATTGCACTTTGCTTGGTCTTTGCCATACTTAACCTACTTCACTCATTTTGATGTTAACTTTCACGCCACCAAGCTGGCTAATTTCCATTCCTATAACACGACCGTTAATGCCTATTCCGTAACTTTCCTTTGGACATCTAAACATATCTCCAATTTTTACAGGTGAAATGCTACTTTTTTTTAATGGGAAAAACACGTTATAGTCTGCCATGATAGTGCCGCCATTGAACATCTTGGAGGCTTGCTGTATATCGCATTCGGTTTCAAGAAGGATGGTTTCTTCCAAAGTTTCCGTATTCCCTTCGTTTTTCTCAGTTATTTTCGCATTGAGAGAACCATCCGTATCTTCACCGCCTAGCAAATCACCGTCAAGCAATCCTCCGTTACCGAGAAGGTCTCCGTCCTCCGGCTTTTTCGTTATCACGGTGTAGAATATGCCATGAAACGGATATTCTGCTATTGCTTTTCTTTTGAGACGCATAAGCTATACATCTAATGAATTTTCATTGACCCAACTCATACTACCCGAATCCATGCTTCCCAACGCTTCTTCTTCACCATACTTTTTGTACAGTGCTTTCAGACGGTCTTTCAAGTTTTGGATTATGGGAGCCGTTACCGTTTCACTGCCTACGTCCTGTCTATAACTGCCATGCTGGAGTGATGATGAAGCCACAGACCACGGACCGTTAATGACAAGCTCATATAGTGCGATAAGGCAATGGTCTTTAGTGCGTTCGTCTATTTCGGAACGGTCTGAAATAAACATCAAACCGTTTTCGTATGCGATATTTTCAAGCGCATCATCTTCAAAGACAAATCTCGTAAGCCCATTGAGGTATGCTATCGGGTCAAATGATTTTTCCATAACTGCTACTGTTGCAATGTGTTGTACATTAATCGTCTGCCTGACTTGTGTCTACAATGACGTGATTGCGGAATGTTTTCAGTGCAGGACAAGCCGACATCATCACATCCGTATGCCATTCCTTATACAGCCCGTTGTTTGTCGTTGTATTCACAATCGTGCAGAGACCATCATTAGCCTGAGCAAAAATTTTAGTTATTACGCTTGAACCATACTTGTCAAACATCTGTTTGTCTAAGTTATTGGTGTATTCAAACTCACAAGCATATCCGGCAGGACGGAGAACTGCAATCTTATCATCCCAACCTTGCACGAATGTGTCTCCAGTATTGGTAAGATTACGCTCACGCTCTTCTACAATTTCAATTGGAGATACACCGGGATAATCACGGAAAGCTGCTAAGAACAACTCACGTGTAGTAGGCGCAGTAGCGGTTGTTGCGATGTAAGCTAAAGGATTTTTCTTGAAACTTTCAATCAATTCCTTAACTTCGGCATTTTGCAACATTACTTCGTAAAACATCTTGCGTGTAACCTGCCATTCCATTGCACCTTCATATCCCCATTTTTCACGATATTTTTTCTCCTTTTCCGCCATTTGGCTCAGAATCTTGCATTCAGCGTCAGTCCACACCTTAGTTCCTGCTTTAGTGAAATTTTCATCCGGAATGTCTGCTTTGTGCAACGGAATTTGAATACCACGTGCGATATTGCGGTAGTCGATATTACCTTTAGACATTAACTGTGCAGTCATGAAGTTCATGGTTGCGTCCGCACTATCAAGCTGGGACTGTAATGTATGTACCCAAGCGGCTACCAAATCGGCATCGTTTCCAAACAACTCAAACTGTTGTTCTTTTGCTTCACGTTCCATAGCTGTTTCAACGAAACCGGGAGCGATAAAATCAGGAATGGATGCGGTGTACCAGTACAGACCGTCCTTATCCATTTGATTACTGTCACCAAGAGGTGCACGCAAATCCATCAAAGGAGCGGCTTTCAAGTCACGTCCTTTCACAGAAAAAGTAGCGATGCCATTAGGGGCGGTAGGTGTGGGAGCACCAGCTTTTACACCTTGAGTCTTGTACCAACCATAATTAGTGTATAGCAGACCTTCTGTATTGACAAAGGATTGCAAGAAACGTTGATTGGTCTTGTCAGAAAAAAATCTTGCATATCTGCTGTTATTAAAATCAAATTTAGGCATAGTCTCGTCAATTTTAAATGTTAAACCAACCCTTAACCTTGCTCTTGTTCAAAGCTTTTAATGCAGCCGAAAGAGGTTGCATACGGTCTTCGTAGAGGAATACATCTCCTAATGCCAATGCAGGAGTGATAAGGTATCTTGCACCATCGAAATCATCTTCGGATGTAGCTGGGTCAAAAACAAAATCAAAGTCGCAGGGAAGGTATGAGTTAGGATTAGTAACCATCGCTTCTTTACCAGAGCCTGTTTCTTTCGCTTCAACAAGGACAGATGAAGTTGTTAATGATCCGAGGGCTGCGCTCAATGTAACTTTCCAAACATCGCCAGCCGTTCCGTCAGTCGCTTTTTCAACGGCTGTAATTGTTACCGCTGTGCCTTTTCCTGTCAATGTAGAAGGTGCTACCATGAGGATATCTCCTACGAATGGGATAAGAGAATATCCGTCTCTTTTCAGGTAAATATCTGTGTCTGTAGATTCAGTTGTAGCTTTTGCAACCGCATACGATTTTAGGATACGTATTTCGCTTCCATTAGAACCATTACTGGGAATATATTCAGCGAGCGTTCCGGCAAAAGCTCTTGCATTACCTTTGAATGGGTTTTTAACAATTCCACCACTGGTAGGAAATACAAGTGCGTCCTTTCCGCTCATCTGTAACTTCACGAATACATAGCGGTGTCCACCAATGCTTCCGCGAGCCTGAACCAATGCTCTACCGGGAAGGTAGCCACTGTTCAATAGAATTTGCTGATAAAAATCTGACATTTTCTTTTTGGTTTAAATTATTATTACTTTTCTTCTCTGTGCGATTGCTTCTTTACGACAGCAACCACATCGGCAAAGTCATCGGTCTTTTCCTTACCGCTTCCCGTGCCTCCTGGAGTGATGTCAGGTGGAGTGTTAGCATTAAACTTATTGTAGCTCTTGAGCAGTCTTTCTGTGAGAGCATCAACATCTGTTTCAGAATCAATGTGAATCAATTCGAGTTGGTCGTTAATCCAATCCTCGTTCTTGACTTCTTTCCCTTTTAAGGCTAATTTGAGTTGATTGCGTTTGTCTGAGATAGCTTTTACCTTTTTCTCTTCCTCACGCTCTGATTTCAAATCTTGGAGTTCTTTGAGCAACTTATCCAGTTTGCTTTCGTCTCCTTTGTCATCCTTGTTATCACTTCTATCGTCCTTGTTCGGATGATTCTTTTCCCACTCTTTTATAAATTTTGAGTTGTCATTTCGTATGTTGTTATCGTCCTCTTGTAAGTCATCCAAGTAGTCGGCAACAACATCATCCAGTTCCAACTCGTCCTTATCACTCGCTTTCTCCAACCGCTTGTAGATTCTTTCTACTTTGCCGTTGAAACTTCTCTCACTCATAGCTAAGTTTTTCTTGCCGTTGTTGGTGAGTTTCACTTTCAGTGCTTCTGAAAATTGCTCTTTCGTAAACTTCATACACTATATGTTTTATAATGATTATATGCGAAAGTAATGCTTTAATAAAAAGGTATAACTATAAAAAAATCACTGTATTTATCACTATGATAAATAGACATTGGTTTAAGTATATATTACCTTATTATTAAGAGGTATTTTTGCTCTTGATGAAAGAGCAAGAAGTACATAGAGAAGTCGTAATCAAGCCGCAAGAAGGATTCCAAATGCAGTTTGCGTCATCATGTGTGGACGTAGTGTTTGGTGGTGGGAATCTTGGCGGGGGCAAAGGGGCATTGCTTGATTCTCATATAGTAACTCCATACGGTTTAAGGAAACTTAGAGATATTGAAGTAGGTAGTATTATATCTAACCCTGACACGGGTGGGCAAGAAAGGGTAATATATCTACATCCCATATCTATGTTTCCATTTTATAGAATATCCTTCTCTGATGGTACATATATGGATTGTACAGAAGGACATCTTTGGAAAGCAAGAGTTGCAGGAAAACAATCAAAGCGTAGAAACTCCGATATGGAGAAAGAGAAATACGATGGTTGGAGATTGATGTCTGCTATACAAATATATGAGTGGATGAAAAATAAGAACAATGGAATGTATAAAGGGAAGAATCTTAATATACCATTACCCGAACCTGTTCAATTTACTCGACCTATCACTCCTACGACTCCACGACCGATTGCACCGTATGTTCTGGGCGCGCTAATTGGCGACGGATGTATGAGCGAAAGTATATGTAATAGATGTATATACTTATGTACACCCGATGAATTTATCGTTGACAAATTCAAATCCTATGGCTATGATATGTCGAAGAGATATACTAAGGATGGAGAAATTTGCGCAACTTATGTTATAGGCAATAATAATATAGTAGAGGATATAAAAACATTAAAAATGAATGGATGTACTGCTGAAAATAAGTTCATCCCTAAGTTTTATAAATACTCTACAATAGAAGAAAGAAAAGATTTACTGCGTGGACTTCTTGATACAGACGGATATGTGGATGATAGAGGACATTTGAGTTACACAACAATAAGCAAGCAGCTTTCAGAAGATGTAGCATTTGTTGTACGCTCTTTGGGCGGCAGAGCTTCCATAACTTCTAAGAAAGCAGGATATAAGGATGGGAACGGAATATTCCATCCATGCAATGAAGCATATACGGTTTGGATATGTACAAAATTCAATGACGAAATAGTTTCATTGCCAAAAAAGAAAAACAGAGTCAAAAAATATGGGTATGTAGAAATAGACAAAGACTTGAAACTTGAAAAAACGATAGTCAGTGCGGAATACATTGGAGTGAAAGAAGGAAGATGTATTTCTGTTGACAATCCAAGTGGTCTATATATGGTTGATGATTTTACAGTTACCCACAATTCATTTGCTCTTGTTCTCGCTCTTGCAGAGCCATTAATGACAGATGGGGATTTCCGTGCGGTTATTACACGTAGGTCTTTGCAGTCGCAAAAGACGGGAGGTTCATTCGTAGATACATTCAAGGCTATATTCGGTGACTATTGTTCTGTAAAGACTGCCGATAGTCCTCGCGTATCATTCCCAAGTGGTGCGTATTGCGACTTGACCTATATAGATGATACTAATCTTGACAAAATGCGTGAGCAATGGAAAGGTAAACAGATTGATGCGATATGTATTGATGAGATTACCGAAATGTCTTGGGAAGCATTCAGCTATGTGCAGACCCGTAACCGTGGACGTTCAAAGACGTTTACGGGAAAGTTCTTTGCTACCCTTAACCCGAAACGTAGCCATTGGACGAGAAAGTTCTTGGATTGGTACATTGGGGTTGACGGTTTTATTATGCCGGATAGAAACGGGAAAGTGAGATACTTCTATGTTAACGGTTCTACCGTTGATGATGTGGTTTGGGGTGATTCCAAAGAAGAAGTTTATGCTAAGTGTAAGATAGATATTGATAGAAAACTTGCCCGTATTGGAGGTGATTTTGACTATACGAATATGATTAAGTCATTCGTATTCTATCAAGGTAAGCTATCTGAAAATAGGGCTATGCTTGAAAATAATCCTAATTACATAGGCTCTGTTGCCGCTTCGGGCGGTAAAATGGCACAAGCTATCATTGAGGGAAACTTCAACGTTGACCCCGAAGAAAACGAAAAGATACCTATTCCATCCACTTCCGCGCAAGGCGTATTCAACAACAACCCAGCCGTGAACGGTGACAAATGGATTACCGTGGATTTGGCGGATTATGGTACAGACAACCTTGTTGCACTTGCATGGGATGGATTTCACGCATACGACATTCTCATTCTTAGCAAGTCCACTCCGAGAGAAAACGCTATGGCAGTGAAGACATTTGCATTTGAGCATGGAACAGCTGAAAGCCATATCATTTTTGACGCGACTGCCGGACGGTATTTTAATGATTACATTCCCGATGCAGTACCTTATATCTCACTAAATAAACCTTTCGGGCTTTACCAACTTACCGCAATGACAGTAAAGGATATGTGCTATATCAGATTATGCAAGATGATCGAGGAAGGTAATCTAACCTTTGACGATAAACTTGCCGTACAGACATACACTCACCAGAACCTGAAATACAAAGTGACGGTTGAGAACGAGTTTATGGAAGAATGCTCTGTTGTACGGTTTGATGATATGCAGAGCGGAAAGAAACGGCTTTGGAACAAGAAGAAAATGAATCAGATGTTGGGGAAAGGCAGATCGATGGACTTGTTAGACCCATGCGCTATGAGAATGCTTCCGTGCGCTAACATTGAATACGGGAATGAGATTCAAGCAGGGTATTACAATCACGAAGAAGAAACCAAACAAGCGTTCCATGCACAGACAGAAGGAAGTATTTACGATGAACATTTATGGTATTAGGTTAGGAAATGATTAGTTACAATGACATAAAGGATATTCTCAATTCCCTTAAAACAGAAGGAATTGAAGCAAGGGTAAGAGATGTTGCCTATTTGGTAATGTGTGATTCTTTCGTAGATAAGGCTCTTGCCGCAAAGGTTGCTTACCAAGAAGATGAAAAGCCTTCAAACAAGGTGTTATCCATGCTTGCCGAGAAACTGAAACCTTTCGGCATCGGTGCTATCACTACCATATCTAAAGATGAGAACCGAGAAGCATTGCTGAAAGAAATATCGGAGATGAAACAGATTGCTGACGATGCGAAAACAAGTGGAGATTCAGACACTTTTATCAAAGCAAGTAAGGTCGTGTTGGATGCGCGCGTGAAGCTGAACGATAAATTCAATATTGAAGAGGAAGAGGGGCAGAAGCGAATAATCGTTGTTCCGCAGAAGCACGACATTATCTGCAAATGGACTTCGAGAGAGTGTTCTGCAATGCCGAGCAAGGAAGCCTGTATGAAGTATTACAACCTAATTGATGCGGAAAAATGACACGGGAAGAGAAAAAAACATATCTATTGCGGAACGTAAATGCCTTGTTGCAGAAGAAACCGTTTTTCAGAGGAAGTGACACTTGCTCTACAAACGACTATTCCGACGGTCAGTCCGCAACCATTACCGAAACACGCACGGCAAGGCTTCCGAATGTAAAAAAGAATATCGTTTCGCAGGAAAAGTTTCTGAAAGAGCTTGACCCGATGAGCCATGAGGTATTATTTGATCAAAACTTGCCGAGCATTTGCGTCAAGTTAGAAGATGGGGGATATCAGGAAATCAAGTTCCAGCGCACGGCATTAGCTTTCCAAGAACAGATACTGGCGAGCCACGTAATCTACCTTTGCGGAAATCCCTGTACATTGTCTTTGAGAGGTGGCACTCCTTCCGAGAAAGATAAAGCCAACTATTCCACAATCAAGGAGTATTGGGTAGACAGGAATATGGATGGATGGCGTACAAAGGCAGTCCGTTCGCAGCTTGCCACAGGCGATGCCGGACTTCTGTTCTATTATGACTATAAGGGACGTATCAAATGCCGTCTGATAAGCTATGAGGATGGTTACGTTATCATATCGCACAATGACAACAACGGCGACAGGCTTCTTGAAAGCGTCTACTATGCCGATGAAAACGGTGTGGAATATATTGACAGCTACGATGATACCTACATGTACCGTATGCACACGCCAAGAGACGGTGAAGAAGCCGCAGAGGACGGTTTTGTAAGGGAAACTCCGATTGAGCACGGTTTCAGCGAGATACCATTGTGCACCAAACGTGGTGATGTGGCGTGGAACAACGGTCAAAGCCTTATTGAGATTTACGAGATTATCTATAACATCTTCTTTGTCATTCAGAAAAGGCATGGCTGGGGAATACTGTATATCAAAGGAAATATATCCGAGACAACCAAGAAACTTGCCGGAAGTATCATTTTGCAGGACAAGTCAATGGACGGGAACGGAAGTGCAGAGTTTAAAGCACCCCCCAGTCCGCAAGGAATGCTTGACAGTCTGCAAGACCTGTTCGAGAAGATACAGATAAACACTTCCTGCACTTTCCTTTTACCGAAGGATGTCAAGTCGAGCGGTGACATAAGCGCACTGGCTATCACGCTTACCCGTGACTTGGACTTGAAGAACGCCCAACAGGGTGTTATCGAGTGGCAGAATTTCGCCGACAAGATGATGCGTCTGTTCAAGGAAGGGCTTGCCAAAGAGCTTGTAAACAAAAGTGAAAATCTTAATGCCGTCACCGAGTTTAAAAAACTTCGTGTTAGCTGTAAGTTCAAAATATGGCAACCGTTCAGCGCAACGGAGTATAATAACATACTTATCTCAATGAAGCAAGCCGGCATTCTTTCCACAAAAACAGCCATTGAGAAAAACACCGAATCCGTTCCCGATGAAGAACAACGTATAGCAAAGGAGAAGGAAGAGGCTCAAAAGCTGTTGGAGAAACAGCAAAAAAAGGACAAAGGAGTTACGGAACAAATTGATGTGGTAAAAGAATAAATGGAAAAGGAAAGTCTGTACATATTAAAACTTGATACGCAAGGAAGTAAAGTAAAATTTCCGAATGCTGATATGCCTGCAAAATTAGGTGAGTACACCTATACGGCACAACGTATGGCAGGAACTCCCACACTGACCGCTACACTGAACTATCCTTCATGCTTAGACGAACTATGGACAGGAGAAGAGTTTGTTGAGTTTAGGGGGGAAAAATATTATATTGACCAAGTGCCTACATCCTCAAAGGACAACAAGAGTATCATGTACAAGCATGAGCTTCAATTCGTTTCAGAACGTATCGTGCTGGAAAACGTATATTTCATGGACGTGGTGACAGCCGGGGAAGACACGTATCACTCCAATTCCACTTCCGTCAAGTTCATGGGGGATATAAACGAGTTTGTTGGTCGCCTTAACGCTTCAATGGCAAAATCGGGTATCGGATATTCGATAGTGATTGATGAAGATATTACTTCTGAAAGCAAACTTGTTTCTCTTGACAGCGTATACCTTGCAGAAGCGTTACAGTCCATATATACCATATACGAACTTCCTTATTACTTTGTAGGTAAGGTTTGTCACATAGGATATACAGAGAATGTAATTTCTACTCCTTTCGAGTACAAGAAAGGGCTTGTATCAATAAAAAAGACAAACGCCAATTATAAGACCGTCAATCGCGTTACTGGTGTTGGTAGCTCTGACAACATACCTTTCTACTATCCGAATGATGATGAAAAAGGTACTATAGAACGCACGCAAAACCTTATGCCTTCCATTTATAGACAAACAAATGGAGCGGAAAGATTCTACAATGCACTTAACGATACGTATAAAATACCCGGTACAAATGATTACTATTTTTTCAAAAATACATATTCTTCTAAGAAAGTAAAAGAGATAAAGGTAGATTTTAGCGATATAAAGCCTACCATAGAAAATGTAACAAACGCTTCGGGACAGTTATTTGGTGAGATTGCGGATATTGCTTTTGATGATAACGATAGTGACGAACTCGGAACAGGAGAAGGGAATAATATATTCAATGGCACGGATGAGTATGTACATTCTTATTTCTACATAAAATTACATATATATAATGGGGATTACGGTTTTAACCTGTTCGAACAAGGTTTGGAAGGTGGTACGGCTGTAATCAATATGACTACGGGTAATTGTGCTGCTTGCGAGTTTGAAATAGGAGTTACCTATAAGGACAATGAGCCGGGAAGGGCATTCAATCCTGTATTGGTGGATTCTTCCGGGAACTTACCAGCAGGAGATTTTGAACAGAAGGTTACTTCACAAACATCCCAATATATAGAAAGCCAACAAAACACTTCTACAAATGAGGTTTGGATTGCGGTAAAAAAGGACAATACTACTTTCGGGGTTGTTATGCCTAATGCCACAAATAACTATAAACCTTCTGTTGGGGATAAGTTTGTGATTACAGGTATTAAAATGCCGAAATCTCTTGTGCTTGCCGCCGAGAAGAGATTAGATGAGGCGTTGATAAAGTATATGTCTGAAAACAACGATGAGAAGTTCTCTTTTTCCGTAAGTTTCTCACGTGTCTTCCTTGCAGAATACAGTATGTTAGCTGGTCTGTTGAATGAGAACTCGCGTATATACATAAAGTATAATGATAAGGAATACTTCATGTATGTGAACTCATTTACTTGTAAGGCGGATAAAAATTGCCTGTATGATATATCCGTGGAGCTAACAGATAAGTTGTCCGCCAATGTTTCCGCTTTGAGAAGTACGATTACAGAGATAGCCGGGGATATCATAGGTGAGAGGATGGGTGTCTCTCTCAACGTGTCAGATATTCTTGGCAGAATATCCCGTTATTTTATCTCAAAGATAAATAACGACACGGCCAACGGTCTGATCACTTTTTTGAAAGGTCTTTTGATTGGTAAGAACGGTAGTGGAATCACTGTACTTGAGAACGGTATGTCACAGGCTGTTGTTGATTATCTGTATGTCAAGGTCAAAGCCGTTTTTGACGAGCTTGAAGTAAAGAAGAAGACGTATGTAGGTGGTGAGCAGGTGATTTCCCATGCAGGCATGAAATGCAACCGTGTGGATGAGTTGGATGATGTCTACCGTTGTTATTTCAAGGAAGAGGAAGACGGAATTGAGATAGAGAACCAGTTTACTCCGGGATCTCTCGCCATCGCACAGGAGTGCAATATCAAGACAGGCATTTCGCATCATGTCGGCAACCGCTATTACTGGCGGTTGGTTACAGCAGTAGGTGAGAATTATATAGACCTGTCCAAGACCGTGTGTGATCCTAATGTCGAGAACGATGTTCCGGTGGCAGGTGATGATATCGTGGGATTAGGCCATAAGACCGATATCACCAGACAGGCGGCGATAATTCTCTCTTCGGTGAACGAAGTTTCTCCGTCCATCATCATGTATCAGGGTATTAATGATTTTACCTTGACCGGGAAAGATGTCATTTCTTTTGATTTTGACAGGTCTACTGGCAAGGCCCGGATGAAGGTGTACGGAGATACGTACATTGGTGACAAGGACCGTACCACTTACATGGAATACACTCAGGATAAAGGTGTTGATATCAAGGGTATGTTCCACATCGAAAAAGGCTCCACCGGATGGCGTAATATGGAAGGCTTGCCGGATGAGATACAGGCGGCGGCTGATCTGGCCCAAGAGGCCAAGGATGCGATAGACAATGCGGCTGTCGGAAGTGTCAATCTGTTGCGCAATTCCGGGTTTACGGGAGATTATGAAACAGAGGACCTGTCTGCCGCTACCGAGCTATCGGCGGATACCGAACTTTTTAGCAAGCAACTGGAATATTGGACGGGTGTGGCTACCGTATCTGCGGACAGTGATGCCGGCTCCGGGTACTCTGCTGCAATCGGTAGTTTGTCCCAGTCCGTATCATTAATCAAAGGAGAAAGTTATGTTATCAGTTATAAAGCAAAGGGTACGTCTGTGTCTGTTTCGTGCGGTTCTTTCAGTGTTTCTCAACCTCTCACATCCTCTTATCAGAGATATACCCATAAGATCACCTTCAATGGCAGTGGTATATTTCTTATCAGTGGTACCGCAACCGTTTGTGACCTTCAGCTAGAGCGTGGAACCATCGCTACTGACTGGAAGCCTTCAATTCTTGACAATGACAAGGCAACAGCCGGTTTCCAGTCAATCAATTATATCGCCAGCGCGATTAAGGATGGTTCTGTGGACATCCTTGGCGGTTTGATATTGGCCAATATGATCCAACTGGGTAATTACAAGAATGGCAAGTTACAGAAGGTCACAGCCGGAGTTAGCGGCATATACAATGACGATGATGATGTGGCGTTTTGGGCAGGAGGAAAACTTGAACAGGCGATTCTGACTGTAATGAGGTTCCGTAATGATCCTAATTACCAGCCCACAGATGCGGAATGGGCGAACATGGCGAACTTCGTTGCCACTCATGGCGGTGATGTGTTTTTGAGAGGATATATCTATGCTCTAGGTGGTAAGTTCAGAGGTGAAGTCAATGCGGAAAGCGGAATCTTTAAAAATGTAAAGTCACCTAACGGCAATTTTAAAATTGATGAGGATGGCAATATCTGGATAAAAGGAGAGGGAGAGTTTAGTGGTACTGTCAATGTCATATCATCCAATGGTTACAAGATCGTAATATCCCCTGAGGATGAGTATTCCGTACCGTCTATCAGAATGTATGATTATAATGGGGAAGAACTGTTCAGTATCTCCCTACAGTACGGACTTGGAGGGATGATTCCCAGTATTTCCATGTTCGATCCTTCTAGCAGTGATAGATTATATTTCCGCCCGGATAGTATGGTTGTCGAGCAAAAAGGAAGTGACGGTTATATATATCAGACCCAGATAATGGGAGGACGCATAATTATGGTTAAAGGTTCTGAGATTGTATGGGATCAGAACATGTTGCCCAAATAAAGTGAAGTGATATGGAACTGAATACTATTAACAAAACAGGAACTTGGAGTGAGGCGGCAGACCGTCTTAACAACAACTTTAGCAAGACTTCTACCGAAGTGGAGAAGGTCAAGCAGAACGGCATCCGCAACAAGGGATTATTTTCTACTCTTAAATTGCTGGAAGAGGCTGTTCCATCTCCTGTTGTGGGTGACTGGGCTGTTGTGGGGGATACCATACCGGGTCCTATATATCAATGCAAAACAAAGGGAACATGGAGTGCCACTGGCACGACAGGAGGTGGCGGAAGTGTTGACTTATCCAGCTACCTGACAGCCGAGGAGATAGACGATGTAACATCAATATTATAGTTATGAGAATCAATTATCAGTCCGATTTTAAAATCATAGAGAAGAACTTGAACGGGGATGTGAATACTCCTTTCCGGTTCACTTACTTCAATCCGTTCAAGGGAAAGTTCATAGCCTCCTTTGACGGGCATGAGTATGTGGGTTGCAGCCGCATGGAAGACGGCAACCTACTTGTCGCTTTCGACAACCCCTGTTTTTCTCCCGGTATGCTGAAGGTCAAACGTGAATACTTCATATCCGATTCCGACTTTCAGGATGGCATCTGCAACCTTGTTTCCGTTGAAGATACAGGAATCGTACTGACTACCGGGAAAACCGATGAAAGCACGGTGGAAATAACATCTTATCCCGATTATGCCGCATATAATTCGATTCAGGCGTTCCCATTGTCGGATAATGAATATGAAGATGTGCTGAGTGATTTTGTACCTCCTTTGCCACCGGAAGAGGAAGAAGAAACAGTTACTAATCTAAAAATATAGGAGATTTATTATGGCAAAAATATATAAGCTGACCAAGGGTGACCAAACCATTTACCCGGCTACCACAACCGATGCGGTGGTTAACCCGAATGGTCGCAAGAGCCTGACTACGGAAATATCCGAAATAGGTGCTAGAATATCAGGGAAAAAAGAATACTCTGTCGGAAAAAATATTATAAATCCATCGAATCTGACAGATGGATATTATTTGAGGCAAGACGGAAGTTTAAAACAGCTCTCCTCATATTGCGTAACAGTCTACATCTCCATAGAAGGCAATACACAATATCATATTAGTAAGACAGGTGTTGGTGGAGCATATCACGTTATCTTTGACGATAATTTAAAAGTATTGACTGCAATTAAGGACGGAACTGTTACCACCCCTGAAAATGCAGCTTATATAAGACTGTCAATATCTAAATCTCAGTTGGGTGCAGCGCAGATGGAGCTTGGAGATGTGGCAACATCCTATGAGCCTTTTACCGACAACTATGATAACGAGCAGAAGTTTGTGAGGCTTGAAACACAAATGGCGGCTGATAAGACAGAACTTGAAACACAAATGGCGGCTGATAAGACAGAACTTGAAACACAAATGGCGGATAAGAAAAGTGTTTCGTTGGGTAAGAACTTATTTAACAAATTAACCGTAAAGAATGGGTATTATATTGATGCCTCAGGTAATTTAAAAACGAATTCAACCCTGTCTTTATCTCACTATATCAAAGTCAATCCAAATACATCATATTATATCCAAAATACGAATACGGGCGGTGCATCAAATGTCTGGTTTGACAAAGAATTTAATGCGATAGAAGAAGCGGCCAAATCAGGCGTGACTACCTCACCGTCAAACGCTGCTTACATCAGATTAAGCATATCAACTGCTGTCATTGATAATGCAATGTTCTTTGAGGGAAGCACTGCAACATCCTATGAACCATATACAGAGAATTATGATAATGAGCAAAGGTTTGCGAAACAAGAAGAGGCGATAAATAATACTAATGCAACATTAGATACATTACAGAGTCAAATGCCTAAAGTGGTGGTCGGAAAAAACTTATTTGATCCGGATAAGGCAGGTAATGGATTTTTGCGTCAGAATGGAACTGTTGCTAACAGCACCACTTATGTGACGTCCGGTTATATAGCCGTAGAGGGAGGAAAGATGATAACAGCCCATCCCCTTGCTTTGGGGCCAATTTATTTCAGCCAATACGATTCGGATAAGACATTCATAACTTCCACTCAAAATAAACAGACCTTAACCATTACATTGGAAAGTAATACAGCCTATGTCAGAGCGACATTCTTAGCTTCAAATTACAAGACAGAAGGACAGATTGAGTATGGTTCAACCGCAACTGAATACGAGCCTTTTCATTATGTAATTAGCGAGGAAAGTTTACCCGAAGGCATAGGCAGCGGAACGACACAGGATGAAGTTAAGCAAATTATAAATGAAGAAGTTTTCCCGGCAAAATTAGTATTGCCGTCCAGTTTGTATTTCAAAGCCAATCGGCAAAATAATTTATATTATAAGCAGGCTATAAAGTGCTCATGTCATGATAACTTTGATTTCTCAGTGTCAAACGCCACATTAAAGGTTTTCGACAGGCAATTGTCAGGGGTCCCCGTAGCTGCATCTGTTTTTAATAATAAGCTTACGCTTCGAAAATTTGGAAAATTGTTGCAAGAACTGCAAGTCAAATTTAATATACTTGCCAATCCTTCATCCCATAAGACAGTTAAGATATTGGATAGTGGGGATAGTATATCTGATCTGGGTGGCTGGCAAGTTGAATTGAAAAATTTGCTTGAAGAAGATAATGTTACGGTTGAATATATCGGAACCATGATTAACCGCACTAAAACTACCGGTTCCAGTTATGCCGAAGATATTTGGGGTGAGGTACAGAGTGGCGGGAACATGTCCTTTATCACGGAACCCAAAGGGGCAGCAAAGATATTGACCGTTTCGGGGATTACAGAATTACCGGTTACAGGCTATCCCGGTACGTCTTACTTGGATGGGAATAATATATCTTGGGTAGTGAGAGGATTCAGACTGACAGCAGGGAGTGATGGTAAATATAGCGGAAAACTAAAATTGGGGAAATTCAGTTCAGACCCTAATTATGGTGATGGTACGGAAGATGATACGTCAGGAACAGGGAATTTCCCGTCAGGCGGTACAATCACAAAAACACAATCCGCTAATGGTAACACTCTGGCCGGTGATGCAACGATTACATACACATCTGCGGATGATGCGAGGTATAATCCGTTCTGGAATCCGTCAACTGATGAGTTGGATTTCAAATACTACTTCGATTATTGGGGATTTGATGCTCCTGACATCTTCATTCTCCAGTGGGGATACAACGAGGTAAAGTCTTATGAGGACGTAAATTCAGAAAGTGTACAGACAGCCAGATTACGTGCGAAACAAATTATTGATAAATTTCACAACCAGTATCCGGATACTAAATTCGTTTTTGGATTAGAGGTTTATGGTGCTGAACTTATGATTTTTTCGGGCGGTAGTAATAACAACAACAGCCCTAAGAAATATAGTGTATTGTCATTTGCCGAAGAAATCATATCACTGTTTGAAGGAAACGATGATACAGGTAATCCTTATAGCGACTATGTTACTCTTGTTCCTGTTTATGCGATGATGGACAATATATATGGATATGGCCCACTTTCTGAAAAATCACTATGTGACTTATACGATGCAACTACGACAGTTCTACAAAATGGAAGAGACGGGGTTCATCCGAGTTATGATAGCGGTGGATTGCGTGAAATAGGAAGAGCGTATGAACCGGTTGTATTAGCTATTATAAATCTGTAGAATAACTCGGAAAATTATCAGTAACACTCAAAACATATATTTATGATACGAGACCTAATCATCAGAATAATGAACTATCTGTCCGTAGAAGTGCATCCGGATGCGGAATGGTAAAAGTGGAACAGGATATATGGAGCTTAATACAATAAACAAAACAGGAACTTGGAGCGAAACGGCAGACCGCATCAACAGCAACTTTAGCAAGATCTCCATTGAGGTTGAAGAGATAAAGCAGAACGGCGGTGGCGGCAGTGGTGGCGGAGGCGATGTCACCAACGCCGATCACGCCAACTCCGCATACACGCTGGATAAGGACACACCTGTACAAAACTGGTTCCTTTCCGCATTGAACGATGATGATGCGCAAGGTATAATAAACTTCCTCAAAGGTCTTAAGATAGCCGGGAATCTGATAAACCGCATCGTAAAGCAGGGTGACGAGGATGTCACCTACACCGATGAGGATGTGATGAGCGCATTGCGTGTAATGACTGAGATAGAGAACAGTGAGGAGAAGCTGAAAGAGATATTCTTGCGGAAGGACGTGGCGGATTCCACTAAGTACTTGTTATCCTTACTGGGCGGAGTCTTGATTAAGAAATATGCCAAGTTCGGTGATTTCGTTACTGGTGTATCAGGTGGATACATAGACGAAAAGGGTGACATGGAAATGGGAAGCGGCGTTTTCCGTAAGCGTTTGTTTGTCCCGGAAATAGCCTATAACCGTACAACCTATTTCAAAGGACGTATGGTAAACTCCCCCGGTGGCGGTTGTAGCGTATTGTCATACGTGGATAACGGCGATGGAACCTACACCATCACTCCCGATCTGACGGACGCGGACGGATTGAGCCAGTTTGTTGATGATATCCTTACCACCTATTTTGTGACTAAGAATAGCGAAGGCAAGCTGAATGGCTTTGAAGAGATGAAATTCCGGGTGACTGCCGCAGATTATACCGCCAAGAAGTTTACTGTCATTCCCCGTCCGGGGCATTCTGACTGGAAACCTGCCGAGCAGATGGTATTGGCACAAACAGGTAACTTTACGGACCCGGAACGTCAGACCTATATACTTATTGATTCAGTCAACGGAAACAACTGTATTACATTCTTTGACAATGCCAACACTTGGGACCCGGAACCGGCGCAGATGCCTGCGTGGTTCGGCAAGAAAAAAGGCATGACTGTAGCCGGTATTAATGCGGACAATTACTCGGCCGTTCTTCAAAACATTATCATGACCGGGCTTATCTTTCAGGTGGATGAGATCACCGGACAGACAGTGCGTGTTCCGTTGGACAAAGGTGAATGGACCGCAGGTAAGTATGCCTACTATAACCGGGTGTCACACAACGGGGCTTTGTGGTTGTGTGTTGATGATAACGGAACGACAACAGAACCGTCAGATGATAACCCGGCATGGCTGAAACAAGTGGCGGAAGGGCAAAAAGGTGATCCGGGCTTGTCTGTAGTCGGTGGCGGTCATTGGGAATCCTCCAAAACCCCGTACAAAGCCAATACAATGGTCACTCTTGCCAACTGTGTCTTTTTATCCAAGGTGGAAACCTCCAATCCTCCCATCAGGATATTGCGTGTCAAAGGCGGCAATTTCTTAAGAAAGAAGGACGGTGGTTATTATCTTGCCGGAAAACCTGCCGACTGGGAGGTTAACGAAGACTGGGATATGCTGCTTGACGGGCGTGAACTGAAAGGAGAGAGTATCACTTTCCTTGGTGAATTTGCCACGGCTCCTGCCAACCCGAAAAACGGTGATTCATACCGTAACACAACTGACCGCGCCACCTACATCTATCAGGACGGAAGATGGCAGCTTATGATATCGGACGGGAAAGACGGTAAGGACTATGAGTATATATACACAAGAGGCAATATCATAGATAATCCTCCCGAAAAACCTGACAGCCAGCAGAAGGATGATTATATCCCCGAAGGCTGGACGGATGATTTTGTTGGTGTGGACGCAGACCATCAGGTTGAATGGGGTTGTACACGTTTTAAGGAAAACGGTGTATGGTCAGAGTTCAGCACTCCGGCAGTGGTGCATCGCTGGAGTAAGGACGGAGAGAATGCCATCATGGCGGACTTCGATAACGAGATGGTCAATGCAGCCCTTACTTCAGACGGGAAGGTCGTGTCCTCACAGACTTGGAATACAACAGTCAGCATGTGGTACGGAACGGAAAAGCTCACTCTTGACAGCATCACCTGTACACCTGACACAAATCTTCTGTGTGCGACAGACAAGAATACGGGAGTGGTGACAATATCGGTATCTGCCGGAGCTACTCTTGCTGCGACAAACACGGTGAGGATCACAATCAGGGCTACAAAGAACGGGCAGCAGTATTCCCGTGATCTGACATTCACTGTAGCCGGGGTCCGTGGAGGTGCGGACGGTTCGGATGCCGTGCTATACAGTATTATCGTTTCTGCCAGTTCGGTAAGCAAGGACAAGAATGGAAACTACAGCGTGTCTTCCGTATCATGTTACAGACAAAAGTCAGTGGGGGGCGTGATATCCACTACAACGGACGGTATATTGAAATACAGCATAGACGGTGGAGCAGAAACTACCATAAACAACAATACAGCCATATCAAGCGGAAATTTCACGAAGACATTGAAGTTTGTCTTTTACGTGAATGACCAGATAGTGGATGTTGAAACCGTCCCCATGCTTGTAGATGGTAAGGACGGGGCTGACGGTGAGAGTATCACAGCCGCAGGTCATTGGGAGTCCGCCAACATTCCGTATGCGAAAAACAGTACAGTATCGTTTGCCGGAGGATCTTACTTAAGCAAGGTTCAAACATCCAATCCGCCACTTCCGCTTCTTCGTGTGAGAGGTGGAAGTTATCTAAGGAAGAAGGATGGCGGTTACATACTTTCCGGGAAGAGATCGGACAAGGCTGTCAACTCCGACTGGCAGGAAATGACTTCCGGTGTCGAACCGTCCGCTTCGTACTGGCTTGACAGCCCGGTAAGCACGATAAACTTCACGTCAACAGGCACACCGTCACCGTCAGCATTTGTTGTTACCATGAAACAGAATATAGGCGGTAATGTGAGCGATACGAATAGGTTATATCTTGTCGCACGCAAATATAACGGAATCTGGCTGGCGCATGTAGGTGCTACCCTGAACAGCCAGATATCCGTTCCTGCGACAGCCGGATACACTCAGTTCGCCGTCCGGGCTTATAAATCCGCGTCGGACGCAAACGCATGGAATAATAATTTTGTCGCTGAAAAAGGTGTGGGGGTTGCTAAAGACGGAGCCATAGGAGCAACAGGAGCAACAGGGGCGTTTCCCCGTGACAGAGGCGTATGGGCTTCCGGACAGACTTACGTCTGGAATGCAGATTACCGGGATAAGGTCATATATCTGATAGGGGGAGTTTATTATAATTTCCTTGTAAAGAATTACGGCGCTTCCGTTACCGCTGCACCCACATCAGCCAACGGGGATTCGAACTGGGAAGCCATGCAGAAGTTTGTGAATATCGCTACTGACACCCTGTTTGCCGATGGTGCGAATGTGGCCGGATTCATGTATAAAAATGGCATGATGAAGAGTCAGAATGGAAATATGGAGATATCCGGCAAGAAGAATGATGCGTATATAAAATTGGGTGGTGGTAAAACACTCATAAAAGAAGACGGATCGGGGAAATTGGCTGATGGGGGCATATCGTGGGATTCGGATAGTAATGTCAAAGTGTCGGGTATTATCACCGCAGATCTTCTCTATTCACCGGGAAGCGATATGGATAGTCTGGCTGATTCAGAAGGTAACATGACCGTGAACCCATCCACTCAGGGATCTACATTCTTTTCCGCTGATGGTCTTGGCGGAACCATAACCCTTCCTCCCGCATCATCATGGAACGGATTGAGATTAGAGTTTGTAGTAGACATGACATCAAGGGTGGCTAAGAACCCGGACAAGTACAAGGCTACGAACTATTTCTGCGGACTGGCGGGAGCATATAACAATAAAACAGAAATTCAGATGGCAAGGCCTTATGTTTTGGAGATGAAGGCCTTTAACAACCATTGGTATATAACACGTATGGATTTAATTGAGTAAAAGATATGCTTATGAAAGAATTATGGCAATTAATCAAGATGCTGTTCTCAAGCAAGCCGGGTGATTTTGACACTCCTCGGTTGCTTTCCATGAAGCATTATCCTTTCAAGGGATACCGTTTCATGATGTGGTGCGGACGGATGATCTACCGTATTGAGAACAAAGAGAACATAGAGAAGTACATGCAGACCTATGCAGGTAAGGAGAGTATGACTCACGAAACCATACACCTGCGTCAGGCACAGGCTGTCGGCTCATGGGTAAAATACTACTGGCGGTATTTTGTTGAGTGGATTAAGGGAAACCCTATCTGCCATCCTGCGAGTTCGGCGTATTATACCATCTCATACGAAATGGAGGCGTATGCCAACGAAGACAATCCGGATTACCCCGTTAACTATGACAGGAACAATCTTTCCCGGTATAAAATAAAAGGCGGCAGAAAGAAGATGTACAAGTCGGTTGGCGGCACTTCAAAAGCGTGGAAAAATTATATAAGAACTTTATAAAATTAGGATATTATGAGTGATTTGAATTTAGACAATATTGTTGGTTTTAAGGCTGTTGATAAAGACGGTAACGAACAGAATGTAACAGTGGATGAGATGGTGGACATGGTTTCCACAAGAATGGTTATGGCTTTGTCAGAAACTTCAACATTTGCTGCCGTTGCTGCAGCAGGAAATGACGTGTATGAAAATGAACTTCCGACTGTGACAGATGCCGCAAATGTAAGAGTTTTACAAAGTAGCGGAGATGCCGCACAAATGACGATGCAGTCACTTGCATCAAAACTGGGGGAACTTCTGCCGGATTCTTTGGGATTTTTAAGAGGATATAATAATCCAG